GCTCTTGGGCAATTGCAGCCTTGCATTTGTCCTCAGTGTCGAAGTAGTTCATAAGAGAAATCTCTGACTTGAAATGTGTAAAGTTGATGTGCATCTGTTCCATAACGTCTTTTTTGCTTAAAATCTACTACAAATATACGATTTTTCAAGTGGCACGCCCTCATTCTTATACATATAAGTTGACAAAAATTGAAGAATTTTAAAATTCATTTTTACAAAGTAAAAATGCTTATGAAATATTGTGGTAAAAAGAAAATACAAAAGTTTTTGCGCTTATCTATTGAATTGTTTTTGAAAATTCTTAGTATTTATAAAGAAAAACCTCCCTATTGCAGTAGGGAGGAAAAGCGACTTATTGCCGCTTTTTACACGGCTTAGTAAGCCTTACTTTTGTAGTTCATCAAGAACCACTGACGCTTGAGCAATCTCTGTACTCTTTCGTCAAATTTTTCAAAATGTATTTTGCCCATTTTTACTAAATTTAGAGCTGTGACCTACGTCACTTATTTTTGCAGCCTTTCGACTACACAACCGCTAGCAACCCATTATCTATGAATGGACTAGTTGCTGCAAGGGCAAAATTACAAAAAATCCACTGAGGTGTCACATTTCTCAGTGGATTTTTAACTTTAATTGTATATTTATTCAAAATGGGACGTTACTGCCAACAGGTATATCGTTCCCTATTATTATACTACCGAAGCAGTGCGGCAAAATTACAAAATCCCACTGAGAATTCTTTATTTCTCAGTGGGATTTAACTTTATTTGAAAAAATTTGGGTCAACTTCTATGTTATTGTCCTTTTTTTATCCTTCAGCGTTTTCAATAAAGCTGTACATTATATCATCAAATACATATCCACCTGTTGAAGGTGTTCTCTCTGGCATCTTCTTGAAATAGAGCCTCATATCAGAACCAAGCGTCATAATACTTGAAATAGAACTTGGTAATTTACCATCTTCTTCAAATGCATTGACATCTGCATCTGTGAGTTCATTGAGGGCATCAAGGTATTTCTTATTCTCAAGCTGATATACATAGTCATTTTCAGCCTCCTTGGTCTTCTTCAAGTTTGCTACGAGACTATCCCAATCAATGTTACATTCCTTGACGAACGGAGGCACTTCATTGATACTTGTCCAGAATTCGATTTCCTTTCTCTCTGGGGTCATCAGAGCTTCGAAGGTATCCTGGTCTTCTGGCTTGTTAGGATAGCCACTGACGAGCTTAGATTCCTGTTCTGTGAAGAATTTCCTATCCTTAGGGTCTGTAACGAGAATCTTATCCCTAATATCTGGATGGAAGCACACAAGCAATGGAGTAATACGCTTATTGAATTGGTCAATATATTTCTCTACATTGTATTCAAGACCCTCGTAGTCACTACAAAGCACATCCTCTTCACTATCCACAATGTCGTTAGGAACTAGCTTACAGTTGAGAATTATTTCATCTTCCTCGTAAGCCTTTGGATAAGCTTCTTTAGCAAGTTCAAGTCTTGTCTTGCCCTTCTGCTCCTTATAAAGTTTCTCGACCTCCTTTGTAATCTCTACCTTTTCACCATTATCATCAAATGTGAAATAGTGGGTTACGCGCTTAACGTCTGAATGACCCTTCTTAGTACCAGTATTGATGTAATAGATGGTATCACTTACATTAACCTTTACATTCTCCTTTATTACAAGCTCATACCAAGCCTGTCTTGACTTCTTGCTACCAGACTTTGTAAGGGTGTTACAATCTGCAATGTAATCCTTGATTGTCTTCTTGATATTACCCTTCGATGCAATATCCTTAATAGGAATCTGATAGTTGTAAATCTTCTCGATGTAGTCGTAGTAGTTAGACAGGAACTTGTAACCATTATTCCTAAGCAACAGGTCTACGCCATCGTCGATAAACTTCTCCAGGTAGCCAGACATCTTCCTTGACTTGATGGTGTTACCCACCTTTTTAGTTTTACCACTTGGCATAAGGTCTGCGTAGTTCTTTCTAGCGAAGTTAATGGTTGCATCACAGTACTCATCAATGCCAAGACCCATCTTGTTTACACCACCGTTGTAAGCCTGTGCCATGAACAAGTCCTCAAACTCAGCCACATCAGCCTCAACTCTAGTATATTCCTTACCCTTGACAGTGTTACGACCAAGACCCTTACCAATATAAGGATGGTCTGCTGTATATCTGAAATCTTCCTCTCTTGGCATCTGGAAGTTGAAACCGTCGGTGTCACCAACAATAGGTGTATATCCAATGCCTGTGAAGTGGTAAATCATAAGTCTCAGTGACATACGACCAATACAGGTGGTCTTCTCAGCAGCGATAACGTCTCCGTATGGGAATATGTTAGGTGCTCCATAAGAGCCGAAGAATGAGTTGGCGAGAATCTTCAAAGGCAACTGCTTCTTATCGTTACCAGATTTCTCAATCTTCCAGTGCTGTATCTCTTCTGCCAGCTTCTTCTTAAACATTTCATCCTGTCCATCATATGCTTTCAACTGCTTCTCCAGTTCCTTAGCCTTGTCTCCAGCCTCTCCCTTTAAGTTTTTGTACTTCTCACGCTGTGTTAGGATGTATTCAAGGAATGAAAGCATTACGTTCATTGTATCAATAGGTGTAGATACATGCCATGTAAGAATAATTGATGGATACAAGGAATTGTAGTCAAGCTTCACTATACGGTCAACATATCCAGTCTTAAGAAGCCTTGACAAGCCACCAGTGAACCTCTTGTTAGGTGCTGCTGCTGGGATGGCTAGGTTGTTTTCATAACCCCACGCAAGCATAATGAGCTTCCATATACCTGCTGTACCCATTGTACAAGCCCTAGAGAATGTTGTAGGCAACATCTTACCTACCAGGAAGTTAGACTCATTAAGCTTATCTTCCACTTTATCGGTTTCCCATAGGTCATCCAAAAGGTATCTCTCAACGATATACCTACCAGAAACCATCTTATATCCTGGAAGAAGCTTGTGTTTCTCAGTTACTAAATACCAGTCTCCATCCTCATCACAGAAACCGTATTTCTCTTCAGTTACAGCCCAAGTTTTTGTAATCTTGTCACCTGGAACATATACACGGTTTGGCTTCTTCAAGTCAAGGTATTTGGTAACATATTTCAAGTTTGATTTCTTCATGTTAGAGTCGATAGCCTGTGCTCTTCTTGAAGCATGAAGTGAATCAAGAATGATGTGACCCCACATGACTGTTGGACGGTAGTACTCTACCTCTCCACCAAGTTTAAGAACCGACTCTTTCTGTTTCTTGTAGATAGGGTGCTTGAAGTACTTTAAACTCATTTCCTTAAAGTCCGCACCAAGTTCTTCGCATCTTACAATAAGAAAGTCCCAGTCAAAGTTCTCTGAGTTGTGGCCTACAACTGTATCTGGTTTTGTAATTGACAATATGTAAAGAAACATGTCAATCGCATTAAGCTCACTGGCATCAAGTTCCTCCTTGGTATTACCAGTAACCGAAATGATTTTATCAAAGCCCTTGTTGGTATGGATTCCAATCTGTTCAATTCTATGTATTCTTGGGTTAAGCCCCTGTGTTTCAAGGTCGAAGATAAATCTGTTCAAGTCATTATAGTTCTCATAACCCTTAAACAGTCTCTTACCAGTCTGAATCATGTACTGTTCCACAGGAGTAACAACCATGTATTCTCTGTTGGTATCACCAGTTTGTCCGTTTTTCTTCGACTCATGGACTGGAACTCCAGCGTCCTTGAAAAAGCTGAGGAACTTCTGGTAACTCATTCTCCTGTTCGCATAGAACATGTACTTGTAGCCATTCTCCAGGCGGTCACTGACGTTACCATCATCCGAAGTTGTAAGTTTTTTACAGGATATACCACATCTTCTCATCTGAGAGATAAGTTCTTTCCTGTCACCGCCAAATAATCTGATTGCTGCGCTGTTTTTGCACCACAAAAACGGCTTAAAATCGTCCAATCTGACCCTTTTTTCTCCTTTGTCGTTCACAAAAACAATACTTACCCTATCGTCCTGGTAATCACATTCTATCGTAATGATGTGCTCCATTGGGTCGTGTCCGTTAAGGAAAGTATTAACGACCTCTGATGTAATTTGTTTCATATAAATAATTGTTAAGTTAATTGAAGTTGTAGACTACATTGTATAGTCATCGCTTCATATTGCAAAGATATATAAAAAAAGTAAAAAAAACAAATTATTCGCTAAAAAAAATCTATTTATTGATGATAATTATGTTATAATATGAAAATAGCTTACTATGAGATTGAATGTGAACGATAATCCTAAAAAGATATATGTTAATGAAAGTAAATTGTGTATTATAGGGGAAAACCTGGAAGGCGAGGGTGTGAAATTCTCACCACCTACTAATAACAGTCCATATATAGATACAAGGATTGAACCTATAAAATTAGATAGAAAATCTTCCAGCAACACTGACGCTGCTAATAAAGTTGCGGACACCAGGTTTTTTGGTAATAAAAACAATATTCTCTATGGTGACGGTACACTTGGTGGAAAGTCTTACAGCTTGTATGATATTATTGAGAATTTGAAGGTTCTTATTGATGTGTACAATAGTGCGATACAATCTGTTAAAAATGGTAAGAGATATGAGCCTATTCTGACAGATTGTCCACAGAGGACACGTGACGCGATAATAAACAACATGCTCAACCAGAAGTTAACGGATGAGCAGTTGATTGAATATTTCTCAAACAGGATATACCAATTCAGTAAGCAGTATGATATGTCCATTTCAAAGTATAAAAGGGCAAAGAGGATGAAAGACCCCGATAAATTGATACCTAGATATGATGTAGGTGTTGTGCCAGGAACTGACGTTAAGGTAATTGCCCTATTTAAGTTTAGAGACTTCAACTTTAGTGATGCAATTAAGAATGGCGAGTTGAGACAAACTAAGGACACAGACAGCATGCTTGGCATAACAGACTTTAGGAAAGAAAGAGAGAAAAATGACAAGTTATATGGTAAGGGGAATGGAACGAACAAGAAGTTAAGTACTACCTATGATAACGGAACGGTTACACCAGACATTGCTACTAACTTCTCATTGAATGGTATTAATGTAGATACTAATGACCCATCAAGTTTAGTTCATTTTAAACAACAGTTTAAATCCAGGAATGCATATAATTCTGAGGACGCATACAATGCTGATTCTAAGCAGGGCTATAATTCAATAACTCAGTTTATGGACAAGTCCATACTTGCAGCTAACTATGCTTTGAAAAATGAGGGTATAAAGGTTGACTATATCATACCAGCACCATCTTCATCAAAATTTAACAAGTATTATTGCTTCAATCTTTCTCAGAAGCTTGGTGTACCATGTAATTTCAATTTCTTCAGCAGAAACCTTCTGAATGTACAACTTGATGAGGGTATATATAATGCTGGACTTACGGATAAGATTATAAATGATACGAAGAGGATAATCAAGGATGCGGCACTTACAGAAGTTTCTTCATACCTTATGAAGACAGTGAAAGATTTCGTGGCTGAGAACTTTGATGTATTAGGTAATATATCTGTAGAGCCTCATAGCAGAGAGAAGGCTAGTTTCGGGCTTGTTTGTGAGTTTTTAAAGCATTACTCATATTATGGATTAGTAAACATATACAAGAAGAACCCAAAGACAAGTAACCTTCATATGTATCTTGTTAATCACTTCATGGATTATACAACCATAAAGAAAGCCAAAAATATAAATGTAGAGCATATATTAAGCCAGATAATGTTTGTAATCAGAACTAAGATAAGTAAACCTTACCAAGAAATGCTGAAAAAGATTGATTATGACATTTGGAAATACCAGGACTATTTCAAGGGCGAGAACGGTGGATGGAAACTTAGCTATTGTAAGAAATTCAAGATAACTGATATAGACAAGAAGGCAAGACAGTTTGTCAAGAATGCCTATGTGGTTTCAGATTCTGAAATGGACGAGGACGGACATCTATTCGAACGCTATAAGAACGCTCACTTCCTAATCGTTGATGAAGACATGAACAGTGGAGGTACTCTTATGCTTCTTATAAATGCCCTCAAAGACCAACTTGTAGGACATGTTGGAAGAAGGGGAAGATACGCCAATATAAAGAGTGACCAGATAACGTGCCTGGTAAATGGATATACTCTGGTATAAAACAATAAAAGCAGCCATACACAGGCTGCTTTTTTATTTTTAGTGGAATCTTTCCAGCTTATTATAGTCACCGAAAAGTATTCCATCTTTGAAATATCTATCAAATGCCTTTTTTTTGCGCTTGATTGACAAGTCCATTACGCTTGTCACAATAGCTCTTCCGCAGTCACGTCCACGTCCATATGTATTAATGAACTCCTCTGCTTTTTCCTTGTCCATGTTAAAGCCTACTAACTTGTAATCAGTAGGCAACACGTCATCTTCCACGTCGATATCAACCGTACAGAATGTTCTGTCAGTTTCACCAGCTTCCACCTTTTTAATCCATTCGTCGTACAGACGTTCCAATTCTTCTCTTCTCATACTTAACCGATTTTTTGTTTCACTCTATCCTTAATCATTTTCTTGAAGTCATGCACTTCCTTGTCAGTGGCGCGACGTATTGTGTCGTACTTAGGTTTAAGTCCAAGTCTGAAACCAGTCTGGAATGCAGCCTCAGATGCCTGTGTTGTGGTCTTTGCAGAAATAATTCTTGCTACAATGTTACCTTCCTTGTCTTCAAAATCGCAAGACCAAAACGGTTGAATTTTATTCATAATTACTCTTTTTTTGCAAAAGTAGATATTTATTTTTAAATAGCCAAATTTAAGCTTAAAATTTAACTTTTTTTTTAATGAAAAAAATACTGATTAGTGAATCTCAATATAGGAGAATACTTATAGAAGAAGAACCAGCACAAGTTGTAAGAGGTGTCATATTCGACTTCGACTATACATTGTTTAATACGGATGGTGTACAGGAGGCAAGAAGTATTGCAAAGCATACAAAGGGTACTCCTAAGCAGAAGGCATTAGCATGGGAGGAGGCTTATAAACAAGTTGGTAAGTGTGTACCATATAGCGGAATAAAGGAGTTGCTTTCCTATCTCCAGGAGAACGGCATCCCTTGCTGTGTAGTGTCAATGTGCAAACCAGAGTTCGTTACAAGGACATTGGAAGCTTTTGGATTGCCTGGAATGCCTGTATATGGAGCAAGTCGCCCATATATGCCTAAGAGCAAGGGAATGGGCAAGTTTGTCGCAAGTATAGGTGCTAGACCAGAGGAATGTCTTAGTATTGGAGACAGGCAGAGTGATGGTGCTGAATCACAGAAAGCTGGGGTTAATTTCCTTGGATGCTCCTGGGGAAATGGTCATGATAATGACAATATTACTAACGGTATGAAATCACCTGTAGAAGTGATAAAATACATAGAGTCAGTAAATAAAGGAAGGTAGTCAATTGGCTACCTTCTTTCAGTTCTAACATGTCTCATTTCGCCGCCATCCAATGAATAGACATATGCTGTCTTTGGTGCAGATGGTCTGTATACGTACACTTCCTTCTTGTCTGGGTACACAACGGAAATAGTCTTGTTATTCTTAGCCGCCATGCTGATACCGCATCCAATTCCATTGTTCTTCAAGTCGTAGTCATAGACGAAAATAACGTGGTCTGACTTAGAAATGAACCTATTCTTTTCTGGCTTTAGAACCTGGTAATAGAAATGCTTCCAATTACCGTTAGCCATACACTCTCGCTTGATGCCAGCGAACTTCTCATCTGGAAACCAGTCTTCAATCTTAAAGCCGTTCTCTACTGCATACCGCATACAGGTATTGTCTCCAGTCTCTCCAGTAGTGACGAAGAACGTTGTATTCTCCTTGTCACAAGTGCTTGTGATTTTGTCGCAAACAACCTTCAAAAGCTCATAATCATTAAAATCTTTATAAGCCGCAAGATAGATATTAGTATCCATAATTACATTTGATTAAATTGTTAAAATAGCATTCTGATGGCGCAAAGATATGCAAAAAAAATGAAATAACCAAATATTTTAGCAAAAAAATCTATTTATTGGTGATAATTTAACATTTTCATCAATACTTGGAAGCGATAAAGATACTAGTGAGTTTTTATATGACAAAATTGGGCTAAAAGGACTTGTATGGGTAGAAACAAATGGTTCTACTGGAGAAAAATTCAAAAATTATGTTATGTTTAATCCTAAGGACATAAAGATAATAAAAAAGGACTCAAACGTTTGAGTCCTTTATCTGTTTTCATAATAACGTTCATCAAAGTCGTCTGGTTCGTCACTTTCATCAGTACCGTCATTATAATCTGGGTGATTTGGATTCCAATCTTCTTCTCTCCACCACTCATGTCCACTTTCTCTTAGAATTTTGTTTACTGATTCTTTCACGATTTTGTGAAGGTCACTTTCTGTAAGTCTTATAATCTTCTTCATAATGTTTCTGTTTTTATATATAATAAATATTTATAGGAAATAAAAACGTATAAAAATGTTAATACAACCAAAGCCATATATGGACAAGCTGAGGCTTCGTCGCCATGCTTACGGGACGGAGAGAAGGCGTAATATGTCGAAGCTAATCTTGGAGCAGGGAACGCCATTCCCAAAGCCAATAGAGTACTCCGACATAGACCAGGAAATGTTCAATTGGGTTGACAAGAAGTTTAACCTTGTCTATGACGGTGTGAGACTACCTACATACAAGCTGTATTCAACACAGAGGATAAGCGAGTACTCACAGACATGGAGTCAGACCGACGACTATGGAAATGTGATAATGAATTTCAAGACCATTACACGTGAGAACAACCCACAGAAGGGTGAGAACCAGGGTAGCTACTTCAATATACCAGGTCACAAGGATTTCGCTATGTTCTATGTACCAGTATTACAGGAGAACGGTACTGAGGCTTATGACAAGTACACCATGAAGCAGCCGTTTACTGTCAATTTTATATATTCTGTATCAATTGTAACGAATAAGATGGAGATACTGAATGAAATGAATGAGCTGATGCATTACGAATTTAATGCTATAACGGCTTATATTTCTCCTAATGGTCATCCAATGCCTCTTACCCTTGAAGACGTGTCAGACGAGTCAGAATACGCCATAGATGACCGTAAATACTACTCTCAGACATTCAAGATAAAGCTAAAGGGCTATATAATAAGGAGAGAGGACTATAAGGTTGAGAGAATACCTTCAAGACTTGTGATGACTTCACATGATTCTGACGCTACTGGCATAATCAACAGGAGGGGTAAGAACAGAAGAGAAGATGAGAAGGTTCACTTCGTAGAGGGCCTTGATGGAATGTTCACTGGAAACAAGATTGGGTTCTTGAAGAATGCATTAAAGAATGATGATGAGTGTGAAGTACCACCATTAAAGGATGTTACACCTCCACCACCAGAAATTCTTGAGGAGCTTGACGGTAACGATGAGTGTTGCCCACCACCAGACGACAGGTACTTCTATAAGACCATGAAGGTAATCATGAATTTTGACGAATGTATACTTGAACTTACATTCAAGATTGATAAGGACATGGTGCTTGATTCAGTGGAGACAGAGAATGTATACGATTTCAAGATAATAGTCAACGGTGAGGTAATGAATCTTGACAATGGTATTACTTTCCTTAAGGATGATGAGATTACTGTAAGGATTTCAAGGGAGGACGAATTTGGCACGTCCAAATTGACTCTTGTTGGATACGACCCTCACACGAAGTTCGACAAGCTTGATGCACCAGAATCATCACTTGATGAGCCTTATTACAATGAGGAGATATTAATAGACCCATCAGACAGTGAAGAATAAATGGACGGTTTCTTGACCGCCCATTTTGTGTTTTCGGGTTTGGGTTAATATTTATAATTAATAAAACAGTGTTACAATGATTACAGTAGAGAAATTAATGATTATAGAAAGATTCCTGTTGGAAATAGAGAACAGGTTTAAGTTTGACTTGTCTTTCGAGAATGTTCGTGTGTTATATGATTATTTAAAGACCGTTGGAAGGGTTACAAACCTTTTCTTTCAGCTCCAGGAAGAGTATTACAACAAGGTTAAGGACAAGGACAAACTCAAGGAGTATCACGATAAAATCGTGAAGGATGAAGTACATTTGGATGTGTCCAAAATAGTCAGATTCATTGACTGGATGACTGATACCGTTGAGGATGAGGAGTTTAAAAATATTGTTGCAAAAAACAAGTTCTGGGGTAATTAATGGGACACATTAAATATTTATATATAAGAAAAATAACTAATAAAATTTAAATATTGTAAAAATTATGGCAGATAATGCAAGAGGAATACATGTTTCACCAGGTATATACACCAGGGAAATTGACATGACTTACGCTGTACGTAGTCTTGGTATCACAACTCTTGGACTTGCAGGTGAGACCTTGAAAGGTCCAGCCTTCCAGCCAATGGACATTGCCAACTGGCGTGAGTTCCAGGAAGTGTTTGGTGGAACAAGTACTGAGAAATTTAAGGGAAGTCAGTATCCTAAATATGAGTTGCCTTACATTGCAAAGTCATATCTAACTGAGAGTGAACAACTTAAGGTTGTTCGTGTGCTTGGTCTTAGCGGTTACAATGCAGGTCCTGCTTGGCTTGTTACAGCAAATAACCAGGTTGTAGCTGTTATCCGTTCACGTGGTACTTATAAGTCATTCCAGACAGGTGACACAACAGTTTGTCTTTGTGAGCCTTCAAAGTATGACGCATTGAGCTATTATGTTGGTGAAAGAGCTAATTGCGATAAGTCAACAGACTGTCTTAAGAAGGGATATAATCTTTCAGCTCTTAAGATTGAACCATACATCCCAATCGATAGCGATGGAGACGAGTGCTACGGCTATGAATTGGATAGTGGGGCAAGTAGCTTCAATATTTCACAGTACAATCATGGTAGATTCAAGATTGTAGGCGTATACGGACCACAGTGCGAGAGTGCTGTTACTGAGATAATGGCAGCTGGTGTAAGTGGTACATCTGAGCAGAGATTGAGTGCTATGACAAGAGGATATTTCGAATATCCAGTATCTCTTAACCCATTCGATAAGGAATACATACTTAGTGTACTTGGTACAAAACCATACGACGGTGACGCTTATGTATATGTTGAGTCACTTTATGACGTTGCACTTAATGAAGGTATAGCAGATGGTAGACTTACCCATATTGATAGTGGAGAAACAGCAGTTTCTGGCGTGTCTGTAAGTGGTAATACCTCTTACGGTCTTAAAGGTTTCCAGGTTTATTATACAGCAGACTATTGTCATCACGAACCTGTTACAAGCATAGTTGCTAAACCAACCAATTCTCTTAGAAGAAAGAACGTTGGACAGAGATTCCTTGCTGACAAGGATGCTGCAAGTGACAGTGCATTCACATGTGTACAGTTTGACTATAGCACAGGAAATCCTTTGATGGTAGCATATTTCTCTGGTGGTAATCAAACAGCTTCGGCTGTTACATTGACTCCAGAAAGTGCTTATACATATAGCAATAACGTGAAAGCTACTCCTGTTAACAGTTGTGCTTTGTCTGGTTTGACAGACGCACAGAAGATTGCTCTTGTTTCAACTCCAATGGAGTTCAATATGATGGTTGGTCAGATTTATACTGTAAGGCAGTATACCACACAGGACGGTAAGAGACACTACTATTATGGTTTCTATGACCCTAAGAGTGTTAACAAGGTAATTGATACCTATGCTTCTGGAGACACAAAGTTATCTACTGACAAACCTCTTGACCCAACCAACATGTATGGAAACCTTCTTAGTGGCGGTACAAAGGGTATGGATGCAGCTTATAAGTTCCCTAGAATAGATGCTAAGACAGAGTTCGCAAAGCTTGTTCTTAATATGTATGACGGTCTTTACTACAGGATGAATGACGCTGCTAATGATGTCGCATACGTTCAGATTGACATGAACGACTATAAGTCAGCTTACAGATACGCTTCTACACCTTGGATTGTTTCTAACTTGAAGGGTGACTACAAGCACGTAGAGATTAACAAGTTGTTCAGATTCCACACCATTTCAGATGGTAACAACGCAAACTACGAGGTTAAGGTATCTATCGAGAACATCAGACCAGATGACGGCGTATTTGACGTAGTTGTACGTAGAATCGATGACGTGGATGAGTCAATCATCCCACTTGAGAGATTCGGACGTTGTTCTATGACTCCTGGTGATTCTAGCTTCATTGGCTATAAGATTGGTACATTTGATGGTGTATACGAGTCTAAGTCTAAGTATATCACAGTTGAGGTTATCGAATCTACAGCTACAAGAACTTCAGTTCCTGCTGGTTTCTTGGGTTATCCAGAGCCTCAGTTTAACGGCCTTCCAGTTAGCGGAGATTCTTACAGTGGCTTGACACTTCCTACATTGTCATATAACAGATTCTTCAATCCAGAGGTGAAGAACAGGAAGCAGTACTTCGGACTTTCTTCTTGGGTTGGCGTTGATATCGACAACTTTACCTTCAAGGGCAACAAGGCATATATCAATAACCCAGCGTTTATGACGAATGGCTTCCACCTTGACTCAAGACTTGATGCTCTTAATGGTGGACTTGCTGATAACCAGTATACCGTTGATGGTGAGATTGGATATAAGTTCGACTGTGTGTCTACAGACTCTAGAACGTCAACACTTCCAGGTACTCCACTTATCGGAACAGAGCAGGAAATGTACGGTTCAATATACGAGTATGTAAACCTTCGTAAGTTCACTGTTTACTTCTACGGTGCATTCGACGGATGGGACGATTACAGAGACGAGAGAACCAATACCGATGAGTACAAGATGTCTCAGTACAGAGGCTATGTAAACCAAGGTAGTGGTGAGGGTTATGCATTCAACAGAATCCTAAACCCAGAGGTAATCGGACTTAACCAGAACGGTATCACATCTGACTGGTACGCATACCTTGCGGCAATCAGACAGTTCTCTAACCCAGAGGCAACCGATATTAACGTATTCGCTACCCCAGGTATCGACTATGTGAACCAGAAGCTTCTTGTTAACGAGGCAATCGAGATGATTGAGGAAGAGAGAGCAGACTCTATCTACGTTATAACAACCCCAGATAAGCCAAGTGGTGCTGGTGATTACGTTGATGAGATGTACACTCCAGACGAGGCTGTTATGAACCTTGAGGATTCTGAGATTGATTCTAACTACTCTTGTACATATTACCCTTGGGTTAAGTATTTGGATGTTGACAACAGTCAGTATATCTACTTGCCAGCAACGAAGGATGCTGTTAGAAACTTCGCACAGACGGATAACACATCATGGCCTTGGTTCGCACCAGCAGGTATCGAGCGTGGTAACGTTGACTGCGTAAGGGCACACTTCATCACCAAGTTGGCAGACGAGGATGTTCTTTACGATGGTAGAATCAACCCAATCAAGACATTCGCACAGGATGGACCTAAGATTTGGGGTCAGAAGAACCTTCAGATTAACGAGTCTCAGCTCAACCGTATTGCAGTTCGTAGACTGTTGCTCAGAATGAGAAAGTTGATTGCAATCTCTTGTATCGGACTTATCTTCGAGCCAAATGACCCAACTGTTAAGCAGTCATTCTTGTCTACAGTAACTCCAATCATGGATAACATCAGAAGCAACAGAGGTATCTCTGATTACAGAATCGAGATTAATGATACAATCGAGTCAAGAGAGAGAAGAGAGCTTCCAGTTAAGATTTACTTCAAGCCTTACAACGCTCTTGAGTACATTGTAATCGACTTCATCCTCACACCAGAGGGAGTTTCATTCGATGATATTTAAATAACTCTATAAAAAAGAAGAGGAAGATTACTGGTCTTCCTCTTTTTTTATGTACTTAGGGTCTACGAATTCAGTCAGCCACACACCGTTGTTTGACAGGTAGAACTTCACACCGTCCTCGTACATCTTCTTGGTATCGATGCTGAGGAGACATGGTGTGCCGTGTCTTGAACCGACATTGGTCGCAGTCTCAGTGTCCTTGGAGAGGTGTACGTAGAGTCTGCTACCCTTCTTTATACCTTCCCTTAATATGGCATCGATTACATTACTCGAAGTACCGTGATAGAGAATTGCTGGTGGTTCAGCCTCTGTAAGACCCACATCAACATTGATTGAGTGCCCCTGCCTTGCACGTATCTTTGTATGGTCTTCATTGAACTCATACCGCTTCTTGTTGTTCGTAGCGACAATCTCTTCAATAAGTCCAACGGAATAACCCTTATCAGAGACCAGTTCGGACACGTTTCTCCAGCCATTGTGGTCAATAAGTCCATTGTCGAATGCCTCCTTATCGTGTCTTAGAAGGAAAGCTAATTCTTTACCCTTTGTTGTTAATATTTCCTTTTTATTCATCATTATTTTTATCATTTAAAATTAATTCTGCTGCAAAGATAAGAAAAAATTCTGAATTATCCAAGGATGCTACCTATTTTTAACTTTATTTAATATTTATATAGAAAATAAACGTTTATATGAAAAAGGATATTAAAACTTTAGTAGAAGAATTAAATAACCTCAAGACACAGCTCTCTGAGTCATTCATATTTGAGGACTGGCAGGGTCAAATGGGACAGCCAACTATGGGCGCACCAATGCAGCAGGAGCAACCAGACCCATCACTTGTTAAGCCACAGCAGCAGATGATGATGGGACAGGGAGACTCTGAGGAAGAGATAGCAATGCATGCACAGGAGGTTATCCAGCATGAGCCAATCATTGGTAAGATTAGAGAAACAGCAATTGAGGGCCTGAAGAAGTATGCAGACCACCCAACAAGCTCACTTTATGAGTTCTTCAAGAAAGTGTTCTTGGAGTCGGATAAGGTATTAACTGATACTGGTGGAAAGAAATAAAATAACAAATCAAATATGCGTTATAATATGTACAAATATAAAAAAATTAGAACGGCAAAACTTAGAGGTGATAATGAAAAACGTTTTAATATAGATGATTATAAAAAAAACAAAGATAGCGAAAAAAACGAAAGTAGAGTCGTGAATAAGAAACTTATAAGACTAACAGAGTCTGACTTGCATAGAATCATAAAGGAGTCTGTACAGAGAATATTAAGTGAAGTGGAAGACAATTACCCAAGATTAAGTGTAGAGAAAAGTCGTCCTAGTGACTTACCTCCTGGAGACCAAGACATATACTATCCTGGTGATGTAAGTCCAGAGGTGCTAAATTCATTATCAAATGGTGATTTTGGTCAAGAAGCCACACAGCCTACATATAAAGAGGGTGACATTGTTTATTGGATATATGCATATAGCAGCGTTTTCCCTAACTTCTACAAGGTAGTTAAGGTAGGACCTAAGTCTATATGGATTGCGAAAATGGGTAGTAAACGTGATAATGTAACTATGGGATACGGCAGCTGGACAGCAGTACCAGACGAAAGCAATGTTTCAGATAAGGTAAAGCGCATTGCTTTAAGACCAAACGGAAAGGCTTATATCAATTATGTTGGGCATAAACAGTCGTTAGAAGTTTGGAAAGGAAATCCAATAAACTGTACGTCTGACTAAATCAGCGGTGTAAACAGTATAGCTACTATAATCCAGGTGGTGAAAATCTGTGACAGATGTACAGTCTGGTCTTGAACGAGGCTTATCTTGAACTCATTTGCTTTTAAGTTGTCAACATAACAGTGTATCATCGTATTGATTACGAAGAAAGACCATATGATAGCACTTGGGGTTGTTGTAAAAATCATTACTGGGAGCAATATCATAATAGACCATGACATTGAGTGCATGACGAGAGCCATTAGGTAATCGTTCTTATACAAGTCTCTATAACCTCTCTGTTCGAGCCACCATTTCTTCTGCTTCATGGAAGCAAGAATGCCTTGCAGGTAGTAGTCATCTACGATGTGTGCAAGTATCATCAACATTAAAACCTTAATCATACTATTGAATATTTTATGCAAAGATATATAAAATAAATGATAAAAACAAATATTTTATATAAAAAGTTATATTTTGTATATTTATATTAAAATTGATAATAATAATCTAGATTAAAAAATATTAAAAATTATGTCAGATTTACTTTTGAAAATGCCGTTGAACTATGAGCCACTGAGAAAAAATAGATGGCTTCTTAGATTCCCAGCAGACCTAGGTATACAAGAGTGGTGGTGTCAGAACGCAAAGCGTCCTTCTATCAAGCAGGAAGGCAAGCCAATTCAGTTCTTGAACACTGAGACATACGTTGTTGGACGTTATACATGGGACGAAATGCAGGTGACGCTTCGTGACCCAATTGGACCTTCTGCTTCACAGGCTGTTATGGAGTGGGTTCGTCTTCACTCTGAGTCAGTAAGCGGTAGACAGGGATACGCAGCTGGTTACAAGCGTGACGTTGAACTTGAGATGCTTGACCCAACTGGTGTTGTAGTATCTAAGTGGATATTAAAGAACACGATGTGTACACAAGCTGACTTCGGTGAGTTGGATTACAGCAACGATGACCTTGCAACAATCTCAATAACCTTGAGGTTTGATTATGCTATATTGGCGTATTAATTCTATAGGATGCTAAAAAATTAATAATAAGTGTGGGAAACTATTTGTTTCTTGCACTTATTTTTTTATTTTTTTAAAGAAAAGATATTGTTGGAAATGACATAGAAGCGAGAGTAATGGTAAACCAAGATAAATATTTTAAACACATAGAGGGTATGCCACAGAACGATGCACTTAAATACCAGGGAAGAATAGGTGCTTTCCTGGCTGAAAGCTTAACAAACATTTTTTTTATTCATAACTTTAAAAGAGTTGGTGCAGTAGATGCGGCTATTACAGAAAATAAATATAATTTAAAATATAGCACAATATAATGACAATAATAAAGCGTAAAAGATTTAAGAATATGTTAAGCGTAGAAAAAAGATTGGAAATGAAGATTAACGAGCATAAGATGTTGATGAATACTCTTCACGAAATGTTTAGAAAAAACGATGTGCCTGGAAAGACATTGGAAATGATAAAGGCTGAAATAAACGACACAATTAAGGAGATTGAGGAATTGAGGAAGGAAGCCATGTTTAATACTAAGGCTGATACTATAAGTATGTTCGATGGTATCAAGAAGAATAGCGGCTGTTGTGGCTCTTCTACCAGCACATGCCACCATAACTATGGCTTGTATGACAATATTGCCAAGGGTAATGAGGCGAAACCAGTTAACCTTGATGCAGCTATTGCGAATACAAATATCCATGATATACTGTTTACTTCTGGATTCGTTGTAGAACTTGACGACCTTAATATTCCAAGCGATATGGTACAGTTTGTTACTTTCCTTGGCAAGGATAAGATTGAAATTGCGATAAACGATTTCATTACTACTATCTTTGGAAGGAGATACCCTATTCTGTCTGTCATAGAGGGTAACGTTGGAAGAAAGTTCACCATGGCAATCAAGCGTATTAACCAAAATGGCGCTATAGTATACAAGGAAAAGTATGTGGGTTGTGAGATAGAAGGCTATTTCAGAAATTCACTTGAATATGCAAAGACAGACCCTAGTCAGATAATGCTTCAAATAAAGTTTGATGGTGTAAGCTATGAAACAGCCAATTAAGAAGAAATCGTTAACAAAAAAGAAGACAATAAAGCCGAAACAAAAGTGGCATCACCCCAAGTTCGGTACGTCCAAGTTGGAAGAAGACTTCGCAAGAGATTTTCTGGTTAAGCTTGGGGTGAAATTTGTGTGGCAGTTTGAAGCTAAGGATATTGGCAGATTCTATGACTTTTATCTTCCAGAACATAATCTGTTGATTGAAATTGATGGTGGATATTATCATGCAGACCCAAGGGTTATTGGCGAGAATAAACTTAATCCAATGCAGATGAGAAATAAGAGAATCGATGAGTACAAGAATAGGTGGGCACTTGCTCATGGCATACCAATCATCAGAATTTGGGAGAAAGATATACGTGAGAAGCCAATACAGGTATTGAATGAGCTTAAGAAGATTCTAGGCCTACAGGAGACAAAAATGTCACTCTTAGAAAATAAGAATAAAAGGCATAATAATAAAATAAAATAAAAATCTACATATTTATTCATAAACTTTACAGATATGAAGGTTACGCTATATTTACCGTATTACGATTACAATGACGGAGAGTTCGATGCTGATGACTCATACTATGGCGAGGGTGAATACACCAATGCCGTGTATGATGATTATATGAGGAACAAGGATATTGTAGAGAACACCATGTATCAGTACAAAAACGGCTCTAGGGACGTTTTTACAGGCTCAGATGGTAAGACATACAAGTTCGGTGCAAACGCCCAGCAGAAGGAAGATAAAGTGGCTTATTCATCATGTGAGGCTAGTCTCTATAATGAGGACGGAGAGGATGAGAGCGTAGATGGTATTATCCAGAAGTTTGCGACCCAGCGTGACTTTATTGAAATGTTGGAGCTTGATATGGATACGTCTGAGGAGGATTTCGAGACTGAGTATTCCATCTGGAGCAAGGAACATAAGAAAATAGATAGTTACAGGGGTAAGGCTGGTGATGCCTGGGTAGCATCAAAGCAGCCTAAGAGAAACGTTAAGATGCATTTCAAGAACAAGGCAAACGAGGATATCTATGCAATCCTGGAAAACTGTAAGATTATGGATGATTTAGGTGGTGGTACTCTCATTGTATATGTTGAGAAAATAAGTTTAATTGATAAGATATAAGCTATGGTTAAGGGAAGTTTCATGGAGGAATCAGACTTTAAGAAAGAGTTCGATAAACTCCATAAGCATATGGAAGAGATTCAGAACATGATTAACCGTCTTTCAACACGTATGGATAATGTTGAAAACAGGGTTATTAAGGTTGAGGGTCTGATTGGAAGACTTGAAGGAAAAATAAAATAATGAGAAGATATAGTTATGGCAAACAAGAAGAAACTAACAGAAGAGCAGGAGAGCCAGATAAAGATTCTCCTTGCAAATAATGAAATGCTGGAGAAGACGAAGAAAGAAGCTAAGGAAAGGGGTAAGAAGATTGACCAGATTGTTCGTGCCCAGCAGGAGGTGGTTGACCACATCAATGCAATTGACCCATCAGCATTAGATAATCCTAAGCAGTACACTCCAAAGAAGGAAAAGAAAGTCAACAATGGTTTGTTTGATGATACAGACATGTCATTGTTCGACATTTTGAACGAGAGGGAGGCTGAAAGAGAAGTGGCAGCTCAGCAAGAGGCTGTTAAAGAGCAAAATATAGTTGAACAGAAGGAGAATAATTATGTCATAACCCCTAGTGATACTGTGATAAACACTGACTCCACTTTCAGTGACAGTAGTTCGAATGTTCAATACGATGTCATCCAGCTACCAAGTAACGGGCAGTGTTACAAGAGTAAGATTGAGAGAGTACCTGTTGCATATCTTACGGCTTATGATGAGAATATCATTACTTCCCCTAACTTGTACAAGGATGGGCTTGTTATTGACTTCCTTCTTAAGAATAAAATTGTGAACAAGGAAATAAACCCAGACGACCTTATAAGCGGCGACGTGGACGCAATCACATTGTTCTTGAGAGCAACCAGCTATGGTGCTGATTTCCCTATCGTGGTTACAGACCCAGACACAGGAGAGCAGATTGAGAGTATAGTTGACCTTACTACCCTTAAGCCTAGGGATTTTACGCTTATAGGCGATGAGAACGGATGGTTTGATTTCGAGACACCTGGAAGGAAGGATAAGATTAAGTTCAGATACCTTACCAGAAAGATGGAGAAACAACTACAGAAGGCTAACGAGATTGAGAACTATGGAACTAAGGCTTATATGCTTGACATGGAGAGGGAAATCCTTGGTGCTTCACTGTTGAATGACAAGATTCTGAGTGAGAACGACAAGAAAACCATGAGAAACGCAATCGCTATAATGGGTAATTGGTCTAAGAAGCTTAGAGAGACAAACCAGTCCAAATATAACAAGCTTGTAACCAATAGCTTACAGATGCAGATTATGTCAGTTAATGGTAATACTGACAGGGATTACATAAGACAGTATATTGGTACAATGCCAGCTATGGATGCCTTGGCATTAAGAAAATATATAGAAAAGAACAGACCTGGAATTAATTTTGATATCGAGGTGAAGAGACCAGAGAGCCTTGGAGGTGGCTCATTCAAAACCTTTCTTAACTGGGACGATTCTATTTTCCTCAATATACCCGACCTATGAGCAGAATCTTAAGGAGGAGCTATTCGCTTGTCACATGTTCTTAAAGATACCGTTTGACGTGCTTGATAGCATGCCTATACGTGACAGGAAATACTACATCCACAGATACAACAAGTATATGGAGGAAAGAGAGGCTGCAATGAATAACACAAGCAGTTCGTCGGATATCAATATGTACACAAATATGAGCCAGGGAGTTACTGGCGATGAAGTATTTGAATAAAAAAAAAGGGAACGATATACTTATTGACACAAGCCGTCCCTTTTGAATAAATATAAATAAATCTGCAAGACATAACAAATCTTGCAGATTTTTTTGTAGTGGCACACACACACAACAAAGCAGCATAAGAAAAGGATAGTCCTCATTTGAACTATCCCTTTGTTATTTACTGTTATTACTGTTCTACCTTTGTCCAATTATACTTTCCTAAGTAGAAATTACCTGTACCCATCCATACATCATAACCACTACTTCCTTGAGGTACTGTTAATGTACCATCTCTCTTAATGTCTTGGAATGTAGTACTACTTATCGTAGGCGCTGTCATAGCGTTTGATGTAATACTACTAAGTCTAGAACAATAAGTGAAAGCATATTTACCAATGCTTGTAACACTATCTGGTATATCTATACTTGTAAGTCTTTTACAACCATTGAAAGCACTCTCACCAATACTTGTAACACCACTTGGGATGTTAAACACGCCATCTGTATCACTATTTATTCTTGTAAGACTAGAACATTCATAGAAAGCAGCACCAACAATACTTGTAACACCACTACCTATAGTGCAACTTGTAAGACCACTACATCTATAGAAAGCATCATTGCCAATACTTGTAACACCACTACCTATAGTACAACTTGCAAGACCACTACAATATCGGAAAGCACATGAACCAATACTTGTAACACTATCTGGAATATCTATGCTACTGAGACTAGTACAACTTTGGAAAACATAACCACCAATAGTTGTAACACCACTACCAATTGTACAACTACTAAGGCCACTACAATATTGGAAAGCATTATTACCAATACTTGTAACACTATCTGGTATATCTATACTTGTAAGGCCACTACAATGAGTGAAAGCACTTCCACCAATACTTGTAACTCCATTTCCTATAGTACAGCTTGTAAGACCAGTACAATAAGTGAAAGCACTAACACCAATACTTGTAACACTATTTGGTATATCTATACTACTAAGACTAGTACAGCCACTGAAAGCACTCTCACCAATACTTGTAACACCACTACCTATAGTACAACTTGTAAGACCACTACAACTATAGAAAGCATATTGGGAAATACTTGTAACACTATTAGGTGTTACTATACTTGTAAGACTATAACAACCTCCGAAAGCAGCATTACCAATACTTGTAACACCACTTGGTATATCTATACTTGTAAGACCACTACAACCATTGAAAGCACTATTACCAATACTTGTAACACTATTTGGTATAACTATACTTGTAAGACTATAGCAATCTCGGAAAGCACTATTACCAATACTTGTAACACTATCTGGTATAGCTATACTTGTAAGACCACTACAACCATAGAAAGCATAATAACTAATACTTGTTGGGTCTGTCAATGTATACTTAACTATATGCTCACCAAGAGTATCAAAGGTATATGCTGATACAACACTTGACTGTACAGCACCATCAATCTCAATTGCACTGAAACCACTTGTATACTTATTATATCCAATCCTTGTTGGATTGATTGTATCTGTTACGTTGTACTTTGCCACAACCCTTGTTTCGATTGGTTCAACATAAGGATTATAATGCACATCCCCTTCAGTTGTACAGATTGATACATTAGGTAGTATTGCTCCACTACCGTTAATGTATTGTTCGTACTCAGAGTGAGTACTGAATTTCTTTAAATAAAGTGCCATAATTGTTATATTATTATTAAAGTTATCATATAGTAATAAATATTTGTAGGGAAATAAAAAATGAGGAACTGTACTAGAACAATCCCTCATCTTTTGCATGTTTATGTAAGAACGTTATTTTGTGTCAACAAGTATATCGTTCCCAAAAAAAAATGCATCAAGGGTTTACTTGGTGCATTAACTATTTAATTGAGTTCCTATATCGTTTAATGTTACAAAGCATTGGTCTAAGATTTGAACTACTGACTGAGGTGTCGTATTCCTTACCGTCATATAGCTGTTGTAATACGCTCTTTCTTGACCAATCAGTTCCCTAAGTGATGTCGCTGTGTTTATGTTTGTAGGCTGCTGTATCCTGCGGCCATTATTGCCACCTCCAATAAACATATCATTTATTCCAAGCCAGTCCTTGGTATTGTAATAGCCATTTACTGCGGCGTTCCATACGCCGTTAAGTGGCGGGACGTTAAGACCAGCGTTTCTTGCAATATTCAACAGCGTTGAGTTAGGATAATACCTTCTTCCTCCACCATACATCCATCTGGTTATATTGTTGACACCGTTCTGCTGTTGCTGTTGTTGCTGGGTTTGTTGGTTTCCTGGCTCAATCCTGCCTTCGTTTATAGCCAACGCAACATTATTACAGTACTCATTGAACGAATTTGCGAACGTGTAGACATCACCAGTCAACGTTATGTTACCGTTTCTTAATTGGTCAATCGTTGCCGTTAGTCTTGTTGCGTATTGTCTGAGTATTGTGTTGTCAATAGCTTCCGTTATTATCTGTCTCAAATTCATAATCTATCGTTATATTTACAATAAATATCACGATGATTAGAATAATTTGGCGAAGAAGTATTTTATGGCAGAAGTCCCTTTACACCGTGTATATTCGTTCATGTTTATTTTTTCGGTGATATTCAGTCTGTACTGCTCATTGAGTCTACTAGCCTCAGACTTGAAAGCCTTTCCGTGTCTTAGCTTCATATCTCTCCCAGTGTATGCAAGATAGTAATGCAGCATTTCGTGTACGAGTATGTTCTTGAGCTGCTCAGTTGTATACTCGTAGTTCCCACTTATCTTTATGACAGGGTTCTGGATATATCCATTACCCATTTCACACTCGAAGTAACCGAAGTACTTAAAGCTATCCATCAGTTCAAACTGTGGCTTTGGTAGTACGCCGTTGAAATAAGCCAGGTTGTAGTTACAGAACTTATTCGTGATTTCGGATAAGCAAATTCTCATAGGTATTTTTCAATTAAATAGTAAATAACATAGCCAGCAAGGGCGTAGGCTAGTATTCTACCGAGTACAAACCATAGCCAAGCTCTCAGCGTTCTAAATTCCCAGGTGATACCCCACACTTCTTGAAATAGTCTCATTTTTCTATCAATTTTAAATTACGGTGCAAAGTTAGGTAAATTATTTGGAATAACAAAACATATTACGTTAAAAAAAATTAAAAAGGTGTATTTATAGTAAAATTAGTAAATAATGAATTTTCTGAAAGGTTTTCTAGGGCAGATAATTAGTCTCATAGGAGGTGGTGCTGGAGGTGCTCTCCAGCTTGTGACAAATTTGTTAGCCAGTGGCATGAAAATGGTGCTGGACTATCAAAATACTGCCTTTGCATTTTCAAGACAGATTGGTGCTTCGTCTCAGCAAGCTGCCAGTTACACTAAGGTTTTAACCGAGAGGGCTAAAGACCTTGGCATTAAATATGGTATTGCTGCTGATGCCGTTATGAAGCTTGAGCAAAACCTTGCTCGTGCAACTGGAAGAGCCTTGATTATGACCAAGACAGAGGCTGATGTAGGTGTTGCGCTGTCAAAACTTGTAGGTGAACAGACATATGTCAATATCCAGGAACAGATAAACGGCATGGGTGGACAGATTTCAACCATGAATGGTGCAGTTGCCAAGGCATATGCTACTGCTGTTAAGTCTGGTCTTGATGCCGTTAAGTACAGTGACAAGTTTGCAAAGAACCTTTCAATGATGAACAGGTTTAACCTTAGAAATGGCGTTGATGATATAGCTAAGATGACGGCTTTGTCTGAGAAGCTTAGTATAAACCTTGCATCAATAGAGCCAGGGTTAAACAAGTTCTTCAACATAGGAGATGCTATAGAGAATGCCGCTAAGCTGACGATGCTTGGTGGACCTTTCGGAGCATTCGGAGGCAACCCTCTTGATATGGCATATGAGGCTAACTATGACCAGGCAGCATTCATGGATAGGACTACCAAGATGCTTAAGGGACTTGCTGTATTCGATGAGGTAAAGGGAATGTCAAACCTTATTGGTGGTGCTATGGACTATATACAACAGTTCTCCCAGATTATGGGTATGAGTGTTGAGGAAACCACCAAGATGACAAAGAAACTTGCTGAGACTGGATATAAGGAGGAGAAACTTTCACCTTGGATTAACAATAGCCAATATGACAGCATTCGTGACCTCATTATTAACAGGTCACAGGTTAGAAACGGACAGGTCTTCTACACTGGTTCTAACGGCAAGAGCACAAATATCACAGAAGGTATAGAGGGTATTCCTAAAGAGGAGAGGGATATGCTTGAGAGGCTGGCAAATGGAGCTGATGAGAATATCGTAAGACAGGAGGCGCAGGTTAATTCACTTATTGACACAATCAATGGTGCTGTGACGACTGTTACTGCTCAGATAGCTGAAGTATTGGCAGAGCCTATGGAGAAATTCCATGAGTGGATTAGGGAACATATACCTACCATAACAGAAAAGATAGGTGATATGGTCAATACAGCTAAGAACTTTATAGCCAAATTCTCCAAAGATTATAGCATACTTAAAACAGCCATAATCGGATATATAGGATTCATGCTGGCTAAGAGCCTGTTTAGGGGTATATTATCACCTGGAGGAAGTGCTGCTATGGGCACTGCTGCGAGGGGAGTATCAGCCGCTGGAAGTGCTATAAAGGGTGGCTGGAGTAATATGAAATCATTCTTTAAGTATGTTGCAGAAGGCTTCAAGACAGCAAGAGCTAGTGGCGATGGATTCTTTAAATCCATACTCATGGGCTTTAAGAAGCCTATTAAATATAGTGGAGAATGGTGGAGACCTAATTCTGTCGGTGGATACACAAGAGTAGGAAACCAGGATGCTGCTTCTGGTGCTATGAGATTTGGTCGTGGAATTGAATCTCCGTTTAGGGCTATTAGACGTGGTGCTAGTGCAATCAAGAATGGTTGGAAGAGTATGGGAATGCTCAACAAGATTGGCATGGGTGTTGGTGTTGCGGCTAGTGCAATCGAAGGAATAGCTGCTTACAGTAACTATAAGAACAAGGTTAACGAAATAAACAACTCTGACATGTCAGATACCGAAAAGGCTAGGGCACTTGACGAAGCAAGGGTTGGAAGAAACAGTGAAATTGGTGGTGCTGTAGGTACTGCTGTAGGTTCAGTTGTAGGAGCATTCTTCGGACCGATTGGTATGTTTATAGGGCCTGTTGTTGGAAAATTCATAGGAAGCTTCATTGGTAAATATTGGGACCCGTTTGTTAATGGTATTAAGAGTGTATTCTCAGCTATTGGTGATGGATTCAGTAGTGTTTGGAAATTCATAAAAAAGTGTCTACAGTATCTTATTGACTATAACCCACTTGGTTTATTGGTTAAGGGTATTGGAAAACTATTTGGAAAGGATTGGTCTATTACAGGTGCTTTCAGTGGAATGTTTGGAGGTAGTAAGGGTGCTGAAACTCATCATAGAGGTGGTGGCATCGGAGGTGATGAAACCTTGTCTCCTGCTGGACAATTTATTGCTAGGGTTATGAATGACGATTCTAACAACGTAGGTTTTAGTGACTTTGTTGCAAGACCTATGGCAAACAATGAAGTTCCTGTTATAGGACAGGTTGGAGAGCTTACGGTAAATGAAAAACAACAGGATAAACTTGCATCATCAATAGTATCAAAACCAGTTGGAGGTAGAACGTACATCTATACCCCTCAGAATGTAAATGGCATGAACGCCAGGGAGGTTAGATTCAGTGATATAAACCTTAATGTAAACGGTACGTTCAAACTAGAACTTAACGGTTCTACACAGAATGTTGACGTTAGGGATATACTTAGCAAGCTTGCAGATGACCCTATTGTTAAGGCTAGAATAGCAGACATAGCAAGAGAAGTATTCCAGTCAGACAACTTACAGGGTAGGGTCATGTACGACACATCATATTTGGGTGGTCTGCCATCAGCAGCTTCTACTCTTGGAAGAATGGATATTTCATAATTTAGTGTTTAAATAAGGAACAAAGATTTTATATTTTAAATATGGCTAGTAATACTTCGAAGTATTTTAAATCAATTGGGACTTCAATTAGGAACGGGGTTGCCGATGTATTATCAAGCAGCGATTTCATATCAAGAACCATTGGTATGACAGACTCGTATGAGGGCTTGATGTACATTGTGCAATCGCTTGGACGTGAGCCTATAAGCTTGCTTGGTAAGGATTACCCTTATATATATGACCATGTTAGAAGGAACTATTTGAATGGTACTCAAGTATCGAGCTATATGTTTGGTTCTGGAGAATATGGTTGTACCAAGTTTACCTTCTACAAGGAAAAGCCTACAATCAAGTTCGCAGACCCTTATTTCGACCCTCAGAACTTCCTTGAGAGGTGGATGCCAGACTTCAAGCTGAGTGACACGAAGCGTTCTGTTACTGGCATATACTATGCAGAGTCAAATGATGATGAGGTCAACAATAAGTCAATAGACGTTAGTGACGCTAATACAGGAGTTGCAAACGGACAACAGGCTAAGAGCTTTGACGGTCTTGTGTCATGCGACCTGGTAAAGAAGACAAACGATAATTTCAATGCTGGAAGATACAGGACTCTTATTGCTAGATTCCATACCAATTCTGAGGATTCAAAATCAATCGAGAACCCAACACAGACAGCCATAAGTAAGACATACGGAATGTCTCACGGTAGAAACCTTCTGAAGTATGACCATGAAGGAAGGGTTACAAACGGATACAGCAACCCTTATTGCCGTGTTTGGACTTATCACCATGAGTATAATCAGATGAACAGGGCTATAAGACCTTTTGGCGTTGCCCATACAGCTGAGGAACTTGAGAAGTATGAGCTTGGTGATGACTACGGACTTGGTGGGTTCAGAACCATAGAGAGTAAGGACTATGGCTTTAAGAGTGGTAGTGAAAGACTTGATAATCATGGAGTACTTAACTATGAGAATGGCTTTGTCAACATAGCCCCAACTGCCAAGATAAAAGATTATTTTGAGCACAAGGAGGATGATAAGGACAGAAAGTCTGTTTCTACTAAGAGGTGTATGTTCTCAATAGAGAACCTGGCATGGCGTGACGACAAGAACAAGATGGATGAATTTGATGCCTATGGATTGTCAGCCGAGCAGAAAGGACCTCTTGGTGGACGTATCATGTGGTTTCCACCTTATGACCTGTCATTCAATGAGGACGTAAGGGTTAAATGGAACTCAAACGAATTCATCGGAAGAGGAGAAAATATCTATACATATACTAATACTGAGAGAACAGGTAATTTGTCATTTACCCTTCTTATCGACCATCCTTCAATACTCGACTATTGGACTGGTCATGAGCGTAATGGCATGACTAATGGAAACGATAAACTCATACCTGGAAATGGTACTGATGGTGGAGTTGACAACGTAAAGTCCCAGGAGCAGACACTCCTAAGATTCTTTGCTGGCTGTGATATACTTACAGCTAAGCCACAAGAATACTGGATGAGAGGCAAGACTCCACAGGCTGTTGGCAAGACACCAGAGCAGAAGCCGCCAAAGGAGGTTAACCCTAATCCAGTCAAGACAGACGAAACACCGAAGGAAGGTGTTAAAACCATTTGCTGTGTCCTTTACTACCCTAATAACTATAGTGGTAGGGATGACCAGCCATTCGGTAACAATAAATATGTGAATGCTATCCATTATCTTATGAACGGTATAGGTGCTCAGAAGACTGTAAACGATGCTGGAAATGACGTTGAGGATATACCAACAATACTTAACGCCAGACCTAAGGTAAACGGTACTGAATATGGCGGTTATGAGGTCATAAAAGGCATCTCAGTTATAGACAAACCTATTTCTGGGAAGACAGCACAGCAGGCTTCTTATGAGAAGGATAGAAATGCTAAGCCAGTTGAAAAGGTACAGTATATAACCAGTGATAACGCTGGTACTCGTTACACAGTGAGCAATTATGGAGAGCAGGAGTATGTACTAGCCAAGATGGTATGGAATAGTGGCATCAAGGCTAAGGCAAAGGCTGAATACAAGACATATGCACAGGCTGGTCAGAAATTGTGGCATAGGATGCGTTGGTACTACAGGGTTGACAAGAAGTACGTTGACGACTGTCTGACAACGCCAGAAAGTTACATAGACTATCCTTGTCATCAGCTTAATGGAGCTGGATATGAGAAGGGAAGAAGCACCAACGGAAGTTTTAGGATTAGCGAGGAAAGCGATAAGTTCCATCTTATATCATTCACATCACTATTTAATGCACTTGAAGGAGAAACAGTTATCAAGGGAGGTACATGCGGTGTAATAGACTCTGATGTAAAGCGTATTCAGAAAATAATGGATAAGGATAGTGGAATAAAGATAAAGAGCATACACTTCAGAGGTCATGCCTCATCAGCAGGAAATGTAAAAGACAACAAAGACCTTGCAAAACACAGGGCTGAGACGTTTAAGGCGTGGATGATGGGAAAAGGTTTCCCAGAGCCAGAGAGTGAGGAGGCAAAGGTAATTGAGTCCATTATCCAAGACCCGAACGACCATATCGACAATGGCGTTGCAAATGATGTATTAGCTAAGATATGGAGAAGTGCCTCTGTGATGATTGAATATGAGGAATTTAGTACTGAGTCAGCACAGAAGAAGGATACAGTCGTAGAGACAGAAAAGGGTGCTGACGGAAAACAGAAGCCAGTAGAATCAGAGGATACAATCAAGTACATAGGACTTGACGGTAAAGTAGTTGATACTGGTATTAAATATACTCTTAACAAGGTTGACACTGTAACCAATCTTAATCAGTCCAAAGAGGTTTCTCCTGGTGCTATTAACAGTGCTAGGGACTGGCTGGAAAACACGCCAGAAGGAAGGGAACTCCTAAGGACTGGATATACTGCAACAGAGTACATAAGAATGCCAAGCGGTGCTATACAGGAGGTTAAAGTACCTAAGATGATTGATAGGAATACAATCACGATGGCTGAGATTGGCAAGATACTTGGAAAAGACTTCTTTGATACGAATGCTGTTAACTATGACAATTCTTATATGCAGAATAAAGAGATGGAGAATGTCGTTGTTGGAAAGAGTACGGTTAAGAGGTATGATAACGAGGGTGAGTTCTTCGAGCTTCTTGAGAGAAATGCCCCATTCATGCACCATCTTATAACCGATAAGATTAAGTACTTTGACCCAGCATATCACGCAATATCTCCAGAAGGATTCAATGCAAGGTTGACGTTCTTACAGCAGTGTACAAGGCAAGGACCTACCATCGGTAACAGTGATTATATGTCCAAGACGGCTTACAACTTGGCGTTTGGTAGACCTCCAGTATGCGTACTGAGACTTGGTGATTTCTATTACACGAAGATTATTATAAACAGCATCAACATACAGTATGACAACGCACAGTGGGATTTGAACCCAGAGGGTATAGGCGTGATGCCGATGTTCGCAAAGGTAAGCATGTCGTTCACGTTCCTTGGAGGAAGCGACCTGGCAGGGCCTATCTCAAGGCTTCAGAACGCTGTTTCATTCAACTACTATGCTAATGCCAGTGTATATGACAACCGTGCTGAGAGAGTCATGTATAGTGACAATGGAGACGGTAAGGAGATACTTTATAAGCCGTTCACTTATCCAAATCCTTATGGAGAGAGGTCTAGAAACCTTATAATAGGTGATGGTGATAATTCAATAAAGAAGGATAACATTGACAGAAGCGGTGTTGGATATGAAGACGCTTAAACTTTAGATTATGAAATACAGTAGATATAACACATTTATTGTGGACGGTGCTTACAGGGCAATACCGTTCATAAGTATACCTCAGAGGTCTACAGATTGTTTTGTGTTCTATGAGGCTGGTAAGACAAGGCTAGACCTTCTGTCTTACCAGTATTACAATGACCCTAACTATGGATGGCTCATATTGCAGGCTAACCCAGAGGCAGGGTCTTTGGAGTTTATGATAGAAGACAATACGAAGCTTAGAATACCGTACCCACTTGAGACAGCTTTACAGGGTTACGAAGATGAAATAGATAGATACGATAAATTATACGGTTTAAACTAATTGAAAATATATGGCAAGGCATCATGCAACTGTCACTTATGTAGAACCAAATGACGTTTTCAGTGGTCTCACAGCCGCTGCTGGGGATGGTAATGTCTATGACAGAGCGCCAAACCTGGAGGACTATTGTATAGCACTCGATATCGAGGTTGAATTGGCTAGTAGGGATGACCCTATGCACAATAAGGACAAAGAAAACAATGTCATTATTCTATCATACAGGGACACAAAAATTGATAGTAGAGTGAATTTCATGAGTGGTAGTAAGATACCAGCAAATATCTCTCCAAACGTGTTGACTTCTAAGTATGCCGACATGTTTGTGACAGACCTTGTTGATTATGGAACTACTGAAATGCTTGGCATCAAGTCAGTTGATGTTGAGTATAACAATGCGTGTGTGCCTATAATAACCATTAAGTTCACCGACGTTAGAGGTATGTCCCTCTTCCAGCCTTCAGAGCTTAATCATACAACTTCATACAATAGAATAAGGGGCTTCACAAAAGATAACATAGCCCAGTCATTTTTCCATTCGTTCTTTGCAGTGCCGCTTCCTAAGTATACGATATACTTGAAAGGATTCTATGGACAGCCTGTTTCATATGAGGTCATGTGTGATAAATTTGATGCAGTGTTCAATTCTTCAACTGGAGATTTCGATGTTACTGCTAAGTTTATAGGTTATGCTTATTCCTTCATGTCAGATATATCTTTCACGGCACTTCTTTCTGCCCCATACTCTGATTATATCGGACAGAAATACTGGGATGATAATGTAGCAAATGGAAAATTCACCTTACCAGATAAGACTGGCGAGGATAAACTACCTATGCCTAAACTTTTTGAGATTAGAAAGTTCATTAAGACGCTTATTAATGAGTCAGATACAGACATGCAGGAGACAACCGTTTCTGAGGAGGAGTCAACGCATGCACTTGAGATAAGTGAGCTTAGTAAGCTGAGAAGGAATTTTAGAAAGTGGTATACTGACTTGTACACGATAGCAAGTAAAAAGTATGGCAGTGATTTCGTATTTGCATTTGGTGGAGATAATGAGGACACTGACTATAGGAGAATTGTAATACTAACAAACGGTAAGAATATTGAAGGTAATAATTTGTCAGATGAATTCTTACAGTATGATGATTTTAAGAAGACAAACAGTGACCTTTATAATCTTATTGACAACTATAACAAGTCTAACAACTCATACAGGAAGATAAATAACATAAGCATTGACTTTAGTAGATACACTAAGGTCAACACTTTCAATGAGTTCTGGTACAATAGTAAGAAGAAGGAAATAGAGTTTGGAGGCTTTCATCGTAATAACGTTCTTCCAACTGAAGAAACTACTAGGGTTATGTTTAATGACCAAGATAGGGGAAGGCGCTTTAGGAAGATGTATGACGATGGAGTTAATCAGTACTTGGATGCATTCATTATAGAGCAGGATTATAGCGATATCAAGAATAGAATAGATATGCTCATAGAGGATGCCAATAGGCCTACCGACGAAAAGGAGCTTTCAGCTAAGAGAAAGAAGCTTAACCATGATATGTTTAAGAAGATGAAATGGTATCCTTCTGCTGAGAACTTCACCAAGATTGTAATGGCACATCTTGAGACATTCATGGCTATGATGTATGATGTCATCGGACAGACAAGCGGTAGAACGGCTCAAGATTTAGGTGTTTCTGTCGGACCTGATGGAAACTGTACCGACGTTGACTCTTCTTCAGAGACAATCCCTCCATTCCCACGTATTACCAAGTTGGTAACTGGTAGTGACGGTATCGTTAAGAGAGAGGACGTTTGGGCTGGGGATTTCACTTCTGGAATCGGATTCAAGGAGGTTGAAATGGTAAACGGTCTCCTCAATGGTGTTGCCGCCATGAAGCATGAGGAAGACCAGATAAAAAATTTGCTGGATGAACGAGATAGGGAACTAGAAGATGAGGAAGAAGAGGGAGAAGAGGGAGAAGAGTGCGCAGTTAATCGTCCTACAACCGCTACAGACTTTTTCACTACTAAAAACCCGTATGGTGATGGCACTGACATTTCGACAGACTACAAGGCATTTGCTGGAAAGATAGCATTAAGGATGTATAATGTCCTGGCTTTGAACTCTTTTGGTGGGTCTTATGAAAAATGGGACACGCTTATACCTTCACTTGCTAAGACTGAAGCAGAGAACTTCCATGATATGTTCAAGATTTCCAGCATAGAACTTCTTAACGGTATCTATGAGCATGGAAATGTAAGTACTGGAGAACAAATTTTAAAGATAATAACTGATAAGGCAGAGGGTAACAAGTACCCTTGGAATCCAGAGGGTAAGGCAAACCATGAACTTTTCTATAATGACGGTACATTGTCTCTTAAAAAGTGGGAGACAAAGATGTCGTACATGAAAGATACAAAGAATGGAAAGACTGTTGACTCATTTACGACGCTTTATCCAGTACAGGGTATTTCGTTCCAAAAGCTTGATAGGACAGCAGAGATATTTAATGGTGGACAAATAGACGTTGAAAATAATGACATTACAATAAACGCCCTGCCTAATTATGATGACGCTATAAAGAAAGTTATGAATAGTGATATAGACTCTGTGTTCAACATGGCTTATATCGGTAAGTATAATGGAAACATAACGTCAACACTTGAGAATGCTTCAGCCAATAGTGATGAAGCATATAAAGACATATACGAAAACTACATAAAGCAGGTTGAGTTGAATAAAGATGAGTATAAATCATTCTTCTCATCAAAATCTGGTTTTGTATCTTCATTCAATCGTAAGATAGAGAACAACCATAAGATAAATAGTGTTGTAACAATAACAACAGCAGATTTAAGTGGTAATATATACGTAGGACCTAATCCAGATAATGAAGATAACAGGTATTCATCTGATAAAGAGAAGCTTAGCGAATATTTCGATACAGACATATTCTATGACACTGTAAACACTGGAACATTGACTGAGGTATTTGGCTTCAAGACTGTGAAGGATGATAAGGGTGAAAAGAGGTATGTCATCGATAAGGACAGCTCATTGATGCTTAACTGGGATTATTATACCCTTAAGAGCTGGAGGGGTGCTGGAAACTATGTGTTCACGCCACATACGGTACAGATGGCATTTTTTGTAATGGGTCTTGATTGTTTCGATAAATTCACCATCGACTACAAGAGGGCTATACTTACGTTGCCAAAGCTTTTGGCGTTACAGATTGGTGCTGTCATAGCCGCACATCTTTCAGCGAATGGATTTGGTTCAGCCAATGGAAGTGCAATGCAGTTTACACAGAAGGCATTTAACAATATTAGGAAGTTAATACATGTCTCTGAGGCTTTTGAGAACAGTATGTCAAGATTCTTGAACTCATTACACCCACTTGTAAGACTGGAGTTCGTTAGGTATTTTGTAAACTGGAGTAATCAGAATTATTCTCTGATAAGCAAGAACCTTCATATAACTTACAACAGAGATACGAAGAAGTATATGTTCCACAACGTAGGTGCTTATGTTGTTATATACAGGAATGAGGATGACTATGGAAATATCAATGTCCATAGGGCACTTATGAACCAAGATGCCCAGTGTGTAAAGGATATTACAAATAGCCTTATGATTCCAGTATCATTCATTAAGGGCACTATGTTATCAGAGGTGAAACCAGATAACGGAAGACCATTTTCAAAGGGTAGTTTTGTTGAGCTGGATAAGAGGAAGGCTGAGACTTATTTGGATGCGTTCTTAACTAGACTCAGAGAGCTGTTGCCTAAGAATGAGGAGACAGACACAAACAATATGACTGCTATTGCTGGAAATCCTAAACAAACCAATGAAGACATAAAGATTGAGTTGTACAGATACTTGAAACAGGTGTTTGATAAGTGGATACCTTCATCAAAGCAAGCAGACTGGAGTTATAACTCTTTCTTCAACAGGAAGACAGAACACCAGTTCCATTTCATCGACTCATATTATAACAAGATTGGTGACAAGCTATTGATTAACCCATTCAAGTTGTCTGAGAAGATAAAGCTTGGAATAACGTACAGTGATGTTAACGTTACGATGTTCAACTTCATGGTAGAGGTGTTCAAGGAGCACAGGTGTATGATAAGGTGCATACAGAACTTCATAGACCTGTCAGACAGGAAAGCTATGGAGGATATGTTCCATACGATACCATACATGGGTATGAACACACCTAAAAAGTTCTCCGATTTTGTTGTTGTGTACACATATGCCCCATCTAAGAACTTGAATGTGGCAAACAGTGAGTTTAAAGATGACGGATTCATGCTCAATGACGAGTTGGAAACGCCACTGGCTATTAGGTCAAGGGGAAATAGTGATGACAGCTCTCTAAAGGAGTCTAGTACCTACTACAAGCTTCCAGCATTCGGTGTGTCTTATGGGAGACAGTATCAGAGCTTCTTCAAAAATATAGATGTCGGTATGACCAACCCTATTATGACACAGCAGGCAATCATCGCAAAGCATGCCATACTTCAGGCAAGTAGAGCAGCAGTCGGTAAAGTAAGTGTCGCCCAAGATTTGTATGATGTCTATACCAACCAGTCATTCACCTGTAAGGTTGAAATGATGGGTTGTGCATGGGTTCAGCCAATGATGTACTTCGTACTTCTTAACATGCCTATGTTCAGAGGCTCTTATATGATTATGAAGGTTACGCATAGGATAAGACCTGGAGATATGACCACTGAGATAGTTGGTTCTAGGATGTGTAATGTGTCAACAAAACTTGTGGAAGACATGTTTACAGACGAAAATGCTAGTACTGGAGAAAATATTAATAAGTCAAACGATAAACAATACACCAGTGCAGCACCTAGCAATGACTGCCCATACAAGACATTCCCAATATCTGAGGACGTTTCATCTGGTACTGAGCTAAAGACTATGACAAAAGCTGAGTTAGAAAGTGGTACTACAATAATAATGAAGGGGCTTCTTGAGCTTATACAATCTAAAGAAGGCAATGAATGGTATCAAAGTAATAGTGGTAACGCAATAGCCTTTGCTGCTGGTATTGCTGGAAACATGTACCATGAGACTCATAGTAAGCCTACATTCTATCCAGGAACGGTCAACCATAATGACAGAGGATATTTGTCTGGAGGACTTTGCCAATGGAGAGGCCTGGAAGGAGAAAACCTTGTATACCTGTTAAGGAATGAGCCACAGAACTACGGTAAACCTCTCAGTGAGAGGCATAAAGGCGATAGTAGTATAAAGCCTTATAAGGCAGGAGAAGGTAAGGATGATTATGTAGAGAAGGAACTTAACAGGATTGGTGTTGACGGACAGCTTAGGTTCTTGATTAACACCCTTACGTATCCAGCTAAGAAGACCAACTATATTACAGGTAATTACACAGTTGAGAAGTTCTGTAGTGCCTGTGGAAATAACCCAGAAAAGGCGGCTAAGGAGTTCCGTAGAATATACGAGATAAGTAGTCAGTGTGATGCGGCTAGATGGCAGGCAGCTAACTCTTTCTATAATGAGTACATGCGAATTAAAACAGGTGGCACTGCGAAAAAAGTAGGAGAGGATGAGCAGCATAACACGAAGAAGTATAACGAGTTGTTCTTCAACGCAGTACAGAAGTCAGCATATTCATCACGTGCAACGTCGGTTAAGCTCAAGGCAACTTATAAGGGTGATGATACACTTATGATTCAGCAGGCTTATAAGGGTGAGAACAAGCTTGGATGTGTTTTCGATATAATACTTAATGGATATTATGAACACGTTCAACATCTAAACTGGGTGTATGACAATACGTATAGCACGCCTCCTATTGCCATCACCGCTGTTGTCGGAGAGAAAATAAACGTAGCTAATAGGAATATATGTGTGGAAAAGAATAAAGACACAGCGTCTGCAACAAGACCATTCTCTGAAAATGACAAGAAGAAGGGACAGATTAACGAGCAGCTTCTAACCAGTGTGGCTAAGAGGTATAAACCAGACCCAGTTACAAGTAAGGAACTGGTTAAGGAATTCCCTCAGTTCAAGAATATACAGGATATATTCAAGGATTATACGCCTAAGAGCTGTGATGAAGTGTACAATAACAGCACCAATTATAACGTTAATAAGAACGGAGGTGCTAAGATAAATGAAGGTGGAAAGATTGAAAACTGGGACGCTAGAAAGGCAGCATCATGGCTTGTATGTGCTTCCAAGCCGTCTTCATTACATATATGCGCATTCGCAGTTCAACAGGCGGTTATCGCTGGTGGTATCAACGTCCTAACTGGAGTTGGTAGTGGTTACAGACAGGTTACAGCAATGACTAAGGATGGAACATGGGAATATGTTGCATCTGGTAAGACCAGTACCTCAGAAGTTGCTGGACTGAAGCCACAGGTTGGCGATATCATGGGAATGACCAGAGGAAATGATTTCGACTATTACGGACACATATGTATGTATTGTGGTGAGCATGGCTGGGTAAGTGACTATATACAGAAGGACGGACCTTATGTATATGCTAGGAAAGGACGTAAGCCAGGAACGTACTGGGTTATTAGATATAAGGGAGGTGGAAAATCTACAACCAAACTCCCGCAAACGTGCTATAATGGTAAATGCTTAAATAGTGGGTGTGCCTAGATAAGTTGAGCTAAATTTGTTTTTTTAACTTTTTTTATATATCTTTGCATAAAATTAGTGTTATGAAGACGATAGGATATATAGTTACGGACAGAAAGTTAAATGATATTGAGGGTTTTGTGGAGCAGGTCAACGACTATTCGGAGGCTGACCCCACAAAACCTATTCTTATCATTGGATGGCAGAACGCAAAGACATTCGAGGGCTATAACAACATCCTGGATAGGAAGCTTGGTGACAAGTTGTTCTGGACTTTCAAGAAGAGTGAAAGCCGATATGAGTTTGAGCAGGACTTGAAGAAGTTCTATGCCTTCGTGCGTAATAATATACTAAATAATCTAGAATATTATTATATAGATATATTGAAATTGAAGTATAGTAAATTAAAAAAACTATATAATATATTCAATTCTGACGATAGAAAAAATATTTATATAAATAATGGCCTTATGTACACTATGTACAACAATAAGGTTCTTGGAGTATCCTTAGAGGTACTTGAGTACTGTGGAATAAAACGAGACAAGGTGTTATCCTTGTTGGACTCTAACCCAAATAACATGCTGTTCTACAATACCAGCAGGGGATTGAATAAACTCTCCAGGTTCTTGGGAAATAAGAAGTACGCCATACCGTATTTCATATCAAGTTAATAAAATAAAATGAGCACAAACGGAATTATAATTGGAACATTTGTAAAGAAAAACAGAATCTTATCCTTTCTTGAAATGCTTAGGAGTGAGTACAAGATAAAGCTTGGCAAGGTTTTCATCTATTCCATAGATACTAACCAGGTTGAATATCTTGTTACCTTCAAGACTTTTGATAAGGACAAATTTATCAAGAAGATTAACAATGCTACGGTCATGCATGTTAAGAACGGCTGTCTATTCTCTATAAATGCCCTTAACAAGCTCATAGAAAAGGAAAAGGAAGACGACAAGCCAAACAACGAGTATCTGATTGATTGGGATTCCTACAAGGATAAGCTAATCATCCTAACAAACGGTGAGCTTTCAGTCTCAAATCTCACAAAGATAGACGATAAATCGGTATTTTTTGAGTAATCAGATATTTATAGTAAATTATTATTACTATGGGACGTTTTATAATAAAACATATCAACAATTTCACGCCACAGAAACCTGCTAGCGTGAGTGAGGAAAATAACATAAACGAAAACAAGACCGTTATGACAACAGAAGAGAAGATTGCAATGGCACAGGAAGTGCTTGGCGGCAAGACTCCAGCCTCTTCATTCAAGAGAGTGAAGAAGGATAAGGGTTTGATAGAGAGAACCGAGAGTTCTAAGACAATCTTGACAGAGGATAATAAAGAGCTTTTGAACGATTAATATAAAGATGGCTAACACAAATATTAAGTATCTTAAGGAAAATAACCTATATGAGGCACACAAGCACTTCATGCAGCTTGCTGAGGCTTCATACGGTAGACCATTCCCAGAAATGATTCATCATGATGTTGTAATGGACGAGGAAGGAGAAGAAGACCCTAATGCAGCAGCTGGTGTAGACCCTAACGCAATGGGTGGTGCTCCTGCTGGCGACCCTAACGCTATGGGAGGTGGTATGCCAGGTTCTGACCCTAATGCAATGGGTGCAGACCCTAATGCAGCAGCTGGTGGAGACCCTAACGCAATGGGTGGACAGGATATGGGAGCTGACCCAAATGCTATGGGACAGCCAATGCCAGACGCATCAGCACCGATTGGACCTGATACTGGCGAAGACCCATTTGCAGACCAGCGTGGAAGTGAAGAGTCTGCTGGTGATGATGGTGAAATGGATGGTGATACAATAGATATAGAGGGGCTTACAACCGCACAGGAGAAGCTTGACGTTAAGCAGAACCAGGTTGGTAGAGACCTTGCTAAGGTAGATGATAGAATTATAAAGCTCATAGACACAATCAAGGGATTCCAGGACAGACTAGACCAGAATAACAGTGAGCTTGAGAACTTAAAGGCTGAGTTTGAAAAGAGAAATCCAACACAGACCGAGAAGCTTGATATGCGTGGTGTGTTTGACTCATTCCCGTTTAATGTAACACCAGATGGTTTCTGGAGTCAGAAGATGAAGGAGAGAAACAACTACGAGCTTTATGCTGACAATGACAAACCAGTTGAAGACCAGTATACAATTACTGACGAGGATTTGGAAGATACGCCAACCGACATATCAGACTCATTCAGCATCGCTGATGATGATATTCAGACCCTAGATAAAATGTTTAAACTGTAATGAAGAAGATTATTGTTAGAGAAGAGGACTTCAAAGTTCTACAAGAATCTATTGATAAGCCTATCGTGGATGAACCTATTGAGGATATTCCACCATCGGAACTTGGTATGGAAGTTATCAATAACTTAATCCATGCCATAGACAGATTCTATACCGTTAGAGGCTTGAGAGGTGGAATACCAGGGGCAAACGCTAGACTGTATAAAAAATATAATCTAGACGGTTTGAAGAAGGATTTATTGAGAATAAGGAATTCTCAATAATCTATATTATTTCCCCAACAGTTAAAAATGTTAAAAAATTGTTGGGGAAAAATTTGTTTTTTTAACTTTTTTTATATATCTTTGCATTAGAAAACTTTAAGCATGTTTTGACATGTATGTAATAATTTTTTTAACAACATTTTTTTTATGGAAACTAAGAAATTTAGCGCAAATATTAGCGCAGAGGAAGTCGAGAGACAGTATGCTGAGATGCATACGCCACAAACAAAAACTAAGAAGACTCAGTTTGACACAAAGAATTATTTACAAGCAAGATTGGGTGAAAAGGAGACTTCTAAGACCTTAACAATCAGATTATTGCCTATCACCCCAGATAGCAATACAGCATTCCAAAAGATTCACATGCACACTGTTCGTGTAAATAAGGAGATTTCGCCTAATGGGTGGAAGGCTTTCGTGTGCCCTACAAAGAACAAGGTAGATGGTAAACTGATGGGTGATAAGTGCCCATTCTGTGAGATTTCTGCCAAGGCAAAGGAGCTTAAGAACCAGGCACTTGACGAACCAACCAAGAAGAAGTACGGTGATGTGGAGTTTTTGAATAAGGCAAAGGACATGTGGATTGTCCGTTGTATTGAGCGTGGGCATGAGGAAGACGGTGTTAAATTCTGGCTTTTCCCAGACAACAGGCAGGGAAAAGGAGTATTTGACCAGATTAGAAACCTTGCAAAGGTAAGGAGTGAGGCAGCAGCAGCTAAGGGAAATAACTACAGTATTTATGATGTTAATAACGGACTTGACCTTATCATCACACTGACTAAGGGTGCTGATGGTAAGACAACCACACTTATTCTTGACAGTGGAATTCCTTCACCTATCACAGAGGACTATGAACTTGGTGAGAGCTGGATTAACGATGAGAAGAAGTGGTATGAGGTTTATACCGTTAAGCCATATGACTACATGGCTATAGTGGCAGAGGGCAAAGTACCTGTGTTTAACAAAGAACTTAGCAAGTATGTCAGCAAGGAAGACATGGAGAAGTTGAAGGCTGAGGCAGAGGAAGAGAAACTTGCTGAGGCTGCAACAGCATCAAAGGACTATGGCGCAATAGCAGACGCTGAGAAAGCTGCTGATGTTGCTACTGATGGAATTATAGATGGTGCTAAGTTTGACACTGAGGATGAAGTTGAAGACCTGCCATTCTAAAATAACTTAGGTAAATATTGTTATGAATGAACAAACTTTTCTTCTATTATGGGAGTATGAATAGTGCAAAATCACTACGACTCCTTACAACAGCATACAATTTTGAAGAAAATGGGCTTGATATTATGTGCCTTAAGCCATCTGCTGACACCAGGGATGGCGAAGGCATTATAAAGTCCCGTGTAGGGCTTGAAAGGAAGTGCGTGATGGTTGACCCAGACGTTAACCTCTATAAGGCTATAAAGGACTACAGGAACATCTTGGAGGCGCAATTCCACAACCTTAAGTGGGTGCTCATAGATGAGTGTCAGTTCTTGACCGAGAAACAGATTGACGAGCTGTCAGATGTTGTTGATTTCTTGGGAATAAATGTCATGTGCTTTGGACTCAGAACTGATTTCCAGAGTAAGTTGTTCCCAGCATCGAAGAGGCTGTTTGAACTAGCTGACGAAATTGAAGAGATTAAGTCAACTTGTCCATGTGGTGAGAGAAAGACATCAATCAATGCAAGGTTCGATGAGAACGGTGAAATTGTCACTGAGGGAGAACAGATTATGGTGGGTGGAAATGATATATACAAGTCTATATGTAGAAAGTGCTGGAAGAATAAAATAAGGGATAAGAAATTAAAAGAAAGTGAATAGATATGAAACAACCAGTTAAGAAAAAGGAATTTAAGAGGCCAGACATTCACAGTATAAAGGAGAAACTTGGTTTGAAGATGAAGTCAGATGCTGACCTTGTTATGTCTGCTGCGGATAAGCCAATGGATTTTATACCGCTTCCAGAGGCATTCTCTGATGCTATTAAGCTTCCAGGAATACCAAAGGGATACCTAACAATTGTTACTGGATGGTCTAACACTGGTAAGTCAACCATAAAGAACTGCCTTATTGCATCATGTATCAATAACGGTATACTACCAGTTATCTACGAGACTGAAAACAACTTTGACTTCAAGTATGCAATCGACTGCGGAATGAAGGCTACACCTATCTATGGCGACGTTGAGGTTGAGGATGTTGACCCAGAGACTGGAGAGATTACTACCCACATGGAGAATAGAATCATCGACTACGATGGACCGTTTATCTACTACGATAATAAGATTCTTGCTGAGGTCTATGGAAACAGGGACTATTCAACAGGTAAGGAGTCTAAGACAAAGCGTAAGCAGGCTGTTCTTGAGGACATAGCTTATTCAATAACTGATATCCTCGATGCACAGGACAGAGGTGATATTCAGCAGCCAATCTGCTTCATTTGGGACTCAATCGGTTCTATACAGTCATTCAAGTCACTTGAGAGCAAGACAGGAAACAACATGTTTGATGCTGGTGCTATTTCACAGGCATTCCAGGACATTATCAATAATAGGATTCCTTCATCAAAGAAGATTAGTGAACCTTATACAAACACATTCTTCTGTGTGAATAAGATTTGGAATGACTCCATGAACTCAATGGGTGGTGTACCTTCAATTGAGTTAAAGGGTGGCAAGACCATGTTCTATGGTGCTAGATTGATTATCCACCTTGGAGGTATTGGTAAAGCTGCTACTAAGAAGCTTACGGCTACTGCGAAGGGACAGACCTACAACTACGGTATCACTACCAAGATTAGAACTACCAAGAACCAGTTGCCAACTCCTTGGAATATCACATATGAGGGTGAAATGTCATGTGTACACAATGGTCTGCTAAGCCCAGAGAAGCTTGATGAATACAAGAAGGTATATGTGAAGGATATACTTACCAAGCTTGAGGAAAATGGTGCTAGCAACATCAGTGAGGCAGACATCAGATTTGCGGAGGAAGAAGCAGATGAATAAATTGAAACATCCTTATGAATTATTCGGTATTGAGTGTGGTAAGGGTTGGAAGAACCTTTACCAACCAATACTCGATAAGGTAGAGGAGATAAACAAGGATAATCCAGACCCCATAGAAATCCTCCAGGTTAATGAGAAATTCGGTAGGCTTAATATCTACCTATCGAGGTATGAGAACGGGTTTCTGGAGGACATTATGAAGGCTTCAGAGCAATCCTCGCATGTATGCGAGGAATGTGGAGAGCCAACAGAACCAAAAGAGACTATTGGCTGGGTATACCAGTTATGCGATAAGTGTTATGATAAATTCAAAGTAAGAACTAAACAAATTTTAGACAGTTATGAGAGTAAAATTAAATCCAGAGAGGAGAATATCAGTAAAGAAGCTGACTAACTCCGACTTGAGTAAAACAGGAAGAACTCACCAGACACATATAGGTCTGTGTGATAGTAGTTTAATCTTCAGAGACCGTGCCAATTCAAGGGGAAGGAGAAAGACCAAGTATTCTGCGCTACTTATCTACAATGACAGACTCTACATTGAGCCTTGTGAAATTAGAAAAATCACTAGGAAAAATGGAAATCGTGAGTGTACAAAGGTATCTATGGGTAACAGGAATGAGGACAACCTTATTAAGAGAATTCGTGACATCGCTTCAAACAGCGAGAGAGACTTCTACATGATGTGGTTTGCATCTGACAACAATGTTCCAGTATTCATGCTATTGAAGGATGGTACTGAAGAGTTCAGTAAGTTCAACGCAATATGCGACTTCAGTAAGATTCCTAACAAGAAGACTCTTACATTTGCTGGAAATGACGGCGTATTTGAGGAGATAGAATCAGTAATTGGATAATGTTATGAAGTGTTATGAAAAGGTATTTACTCCAGAGGAAGCCATTGATATAGTTGAGAATAGGAATGATAACTATAGGAAACTGAAGAAGGACAAGGCTACGGAGTATGCTAAAATGATGAAAGCTGGCAAGTGGTGTGAAGATAATGGAGAACCAATCACTTTCTATGAAGATGGCAGACTTGCAAATGGGCAGCACAGACTCTATGCATTGCATAAGAGTGGAGTACCGTTAAGGTTCTTAGTTGTTGAAGGTATTTCCAAAGAAGCAACAGAAACAATAGATATGGGTTTCAAGAGAAGTTCTGAGGATGCCATAAGATATAAGCTTAGAGGTACTGACAAGGAACTTGCAGTTGGTGCATATTCAATCACAAAGCAGGTGATGCTTCTCAGAAAGCATTGTAGAGCTAACGGACAGTCACCATATAAGATGAATCTGACAGAAGCTGAAACAAGGGATGAATGTTTAAATGATGTCGAAGGATATAATGAGGCTTCTGAATTTGGAAAGAAGATAAAGAAAGATAGTAAGGCTATTAAATCGAATGAGGCTGGGTCTATATTCTATTATCTGGTACATGATTTTGGACTCAATAGAGAATATGTGAAGAACTATTTCGAGAAGCTTTGTTCAGCAGCAAGAAGCGACAAGAGTATTTTCAACACCACAATCTCTAATTTGGCTAAGCCATTAACAAACAGTGAAAGATATGATGAGCTTATTTGGGGCTGGAACTCATACGTTCGTGGATGCACTAAGAAAAGATGTCAGTTCTCTGGGTGGTTTGAATTACCAGAAGATAAAGAATGCTACGGTGAAAGCTCGATAACGTCAATGCCTGGCTGCATTACGGAAGAGGAAGCGTCAGCACCATCTTTTCAAGTACTTAGAGTAACAAATAATTCTTAAAATATATTAAAAAAGTGAGATAGATTTGGTTATCTCACTTTTTTTGTATACTTTTGCATCGTTGTTTGAGTTGTTTTTTAGATTAACCTTTAAATCTAATCGTTGTTTGATTGTTGATAACGTTAAGGGTAGGAAAAACTCTTTTCCTACCCTTTTTTATTATTCTTTTCCAGTTGGTGATTTCGGAGGAGTTCCGTACTTTCCGATTCCAGAAGGGTTATTCCAACGTCCTCTTGGGTTTTCCTTCGTGTATTCCGCTGTTTCGTCTCCGTTTCTCATTTTATGTGCGTATGATGGATTGAATTTGTTTCCAGTAGCACCATGAGTTGCCGTAATTATCGCATAATCTCTTACCTGTTCTCCAGTATCTTTTACAACGCCACCCTTTTTGTCATGACATACAGCACAAGAGATACCACATGGCGATTTAATCTTGTTAAGTTGTTTTGTCAAGGCAGCTACAATAGGTTGGTCAACCATTTTACCGTTCTTTTCGATTTTTGGATATACTTTCCTTAAGTGTTTAAGAGTATAAGGAGGCTTATCAAGTATCTTTTCACAATATGGATATTCAATCTGGTCTTTCCTGTCTTTCCAGAAGCTGCAAGGACACACATAGTAATATCCAGACTCATCATCACTCATGCCCCACCTACCCCATTGAAGGATTGGCACTGTTATGTCATCGGTAGTTCCGTTTACTTCAAGCTTTTTCTCAACGCTAAATGGAACTTCCTCAGCTTTTTTACTACTCTTTAGATTATTGGCAATTTTCCATTCCTCGTACTCACTATCATATTTATCACTAATGAAGTCATAATCAACAACCTGGTGAGGAGCAGCAAAGAAGTTTCTCTTCATAGAATCTATTCCCATTCTATCCAACACCTTATTAGTTGACGCATTTATAGCCATGACCTTAGCTGCATCTTCCAGACTTGCAAGTCTTCCGTTTGCAGTATAAGCCATGCACTTCACGCCATATTCCTGTTCAACTTCCTGTGCAAACTTAACAGCAGCCCTAACAACGCTGTTGGTTGGGAAGTCACCAGCTTCATTAAATCTAACCCATTTTATAGGTGTCTTTGAATTTTTTAGACCATCGATATACATTTTAGCGATATCGAATATCTTATCTACCTTGTTGGTGGCTATAGCACGATTAACAAGTGTCTGAACTTTTACATTCTTTGAACGTGTGTCCTTAAGACGATTCTCACCAGCCACAGCATAACATGCAGCCTGTGTCACTGGGCATTGACCAGCAGACGGACAAGCAAATGCGGATGTGAAGTTTATGATAAGTGTATCTGGGCTTAACTTTGCATTACCTACTGAGAAAGGACCTCCTGCTATCTTCATGTCATTCTTATAACCAGGTAGTTTATAGAAGTCAGCGAATGCCTTGTTGTCTTTATTATAGTCCTTGCCATAAAGTTCACTAGCCAAATCTTCAGTTGCCTGGTTAATTTTGTCTTTCAGCTTTGCTGGTAGGTTTCTAGATTGTTCTCCGATAACACTTTCTTTTATAATGCGATGTAGTTGCCTATTAGTTAATTTAAATTTCATGATTTTAAATTATTTAATAATAAATATCTTAAAAATTTTGTTTTTTAACTTTTTTTATATATCTTTGCATAAAATAAAAGATAATGAGACAGCCTATAAAGAAAAGAGTTGCTGAGGCAAATAATATCACAACTAACAAATGGATATATACCTTAATAGTTGATGGTAACAACCTGCTTAAAATCTCCCTGGTTGATAGAAGGATGAACGACAGGGGAGAGGTATATGGGGCAGTATTTACATTCATACGCCTGCTTGGAGAACTGTTGAAAAGGAAGGATTTTAACTACTGTATAGTATGCTGGGACGGAAGGGGTTCTGGTGTCCTCAGATGGAAGTACTACGAGGACTATAAGGCTAATCGTGGTAAGAACTATGAGAACAACGCCACCGAGAAGACAGACTATGAGAAATATATAGAGATTTTCCAGAAGGCTGTGTATGCCAGTAAGAAGAAAAAGTCTGAAAAGGAAATAGAAGATGAGCTGTTTGAAAGCCAGAAGTATATAATCCAGACTATGCTTGAGGAATTGTGTGTAAGGCAGTATGAGTTCGAGAACGTTGAGGGTGATGACCTCATTGCAAATTATGTGAAGAACAAGAAGGACAATGAGAAGATTGTGATATTCTCCTCAGATAGAGACCTAACACAGCTTATATCAGAGAATGTATGTGTGTATATACCGAATAAGAGGGATTTAATCAAGGATACTGATACAATTAAGGTACTTGGTATTACGCATGAGAATATTGTCTTGGAGAAAATGCTTTGCGGAGACCCATCTGATAACATAAAGGGGGTAAAGGGAGTTGGTCAGCAGACACTTATTAAGTATTTCCCAGAGATTGTTGACAGAAAGATTGATTTGGACTTCATCATAGGGCGTTCGAAGGAGATATTGGAGGAGAGGAAGCAGCACAAGCAAAAGCCTCTCAAAGTGCTCGAAAACATCATTAACGGGGTCACAGATGGTTGCCAGGGGGATAAGCTATATGAGATTAACAGGAAAATTATAGACCTGTCAGAACCATTGTTAACCAAGGAGGCTGCTGAGGAGTTGAATGATGTGTTGTATGCACCAATAGACACTAGCAACAGGAATGTAAAGACAGCCTATAAGATTGTGAATGACAACAGGATGTTTGATTTATTGGATGAGACAAAGTTCGGTGACGTTTTAGCACCATATGGTCGTATAATTTTAATGGAGAATAAGAGATATGAAAATTTTTTGCAAAAATGCGACTTTTCTAGCAACTAATAATATTAAAGTAAATAGCAATGAGAACTATAAAAGAAGTTGTGAGTAATATTGACCCCAATAGTAAGATTTTCACTGACTTGGAGGTTAGGTGTGTTTCTATCAAGCGTTTCTACAAGGAGTTGAAACAGCAGGGTAGGATAAGGGACATAGTGCGCCTTAAGTGCTTGTTTCACTATTACCCAGAGACTATGCTTGAAAAGATTCCATTGAGTCATATAAAGTCTTGTGTGGATAGACCAGATACAGTCAGAATGATGGTATCGAATGACAGGGATTGGTTCTTCTCGTTTGAGAAGTATGCAATAGAAAAGATGAATGGTAAGGGTACTACTAGTCGTAATTTCTATCTCAAGGACATGTATGAATATTTTGGAATCTAATTTTTTTTTAGCTAAAAATTTGTTTTTTTAACATTTTTTATATATCTTTGCTTCAGAAAACTGAAATTGATTTGTGAAATATTTTTTTATTGTTTAACTTAACATTTTAATTTATGGAAGTAATTAAGGAAAAGGATTACAAAGAAGAGAGATTTGAGTTTACACTCTACGTTAATGACAACATTATTTGTAAGAGAAACTTTAGAATCTTCAACTTCATTGAAAACAGTATGAACACCTTGAATTTCAAGTTAAAGGTCGATGAAATCGTCAAATTGATAGACGATGACTTGAAATCAAAGAGTAGAGTTTACACATGGTATTACTACAATCCAGCAGACCCAGTGCCAGGAGACGAATTCGATTCCAAGTTGATTGAGCCTTGGGCTTGCACCTTCAAGTTCGTAGTGTCTGACAACAAGCGTGATGTCATCACGAGAATCTGGGATGGTTACGCATATCCTAAGGCAATCCGTGAAAAGGTAGACCTAAGCAACAAGAGCGTGAAGGTGACTGGAAAGGACGGGCAGACATTCGTTTACGACAAGGAGTCTTTCTTTAAGGCAAATGAGGGTAGACTATCATTTGAGCATGAGGTATTGAGAAGTATGATTATCGACAAACCAGACGTGCTTTTACAGATTACCAAAAAGATTTGTGAGGCTTGCTCGCCATCACGTGAGGAAATCAAGGAGAAGGGCTACTTTGACCCAAAGGACAACTCCAAGTATCTTAGCCAGTTCACCACTGTGGAAGAGTACTTTCCAGGCTCAACCAAGGAAACGGCAGAGGATGGGACTGTAGTGTGCAAGAAGATTGGTAAGCCTAAGAAGTATGCTTACAGTCTGTATCTTGCAAATAAGAGGAATGAGAACGCATGGGGACGTGCGGTAGCAGAGAAAACTAAAAAGTATCTAAGGTCTTTATATTATTAATAGGAGGTTTATACGATGGCTCAACAGAGAAAGGATAATTTAGGGTATCTTGGTGAAGCATACCAGTACAAATTAGCCCATGAGTTCATGGAAAATCACACTTTCTTTGAGGACTTAAGCCCTATTATAGACCAGAATATGTTCACAGACCCCAATCTTAAGACGTTTGTGGGTGTGATGAAGAACTATTATGAGCGAGAGGGTAGTGTTCCTAAGTACGACTATATGGAGATTGAGCTTAGGAACATATCTCACTCAGAGAAGGAAACCGAGACATATCTGGCTGTACTGGAGAAAGTTAAGGAAGCACCATCAAACGGTGTTGAGAGGACGAGAGACCTTGCTGAGAAGTTCTTCAGACAACAGAATATAATCAAGACCGCAAACGAAATTCTTAAGGTGGCTGGTGACGGTGATTCGGATAAGTATGATGCATGTGTCAACCTGTTGAATGATGCGATGACAAAGGGAATACACAATGACTTTGGTGAGTGCCTGTTCGACAACTTAAGCGAAACGCTGTCTGATGACTACAGAACCCCGATTCCAACAGGTATTGGAAAAATTGATGAGATTCTTGAAGGTGGACTTGGAAAGGGAGAGTTAGGCGTTATAATCGGTCCTACTTCCTTCGGTAAGACCAGTCTCACCACAGCTATGGCTTCACATGCTGCATTGAGTGGATTCAAGGTGTTGCAGATTGTCTTCGAGGATAGAATCAAGCAGATTCAGAGAAAGCACATCGGTAGAATTACTGGAATTGAAGCAAAGGACTTGTCAAAACCAGGGGTCATAGAACAGGTGAAGCAGACCCTTGAACAGTTCCCAGATAAAGAGAAACTACAGGAGAACCTTAGAATTGTCAAGTTCCCAAGTGGTGAGAAGACAGCAAGACAGATTGAGAGGTTCATCAAGAAACTCATAAACACTGGATTCAAGCCAGACCTTACCATTGTGGACTACTTCGAGTGTCTTGAACATGAGGCTGATAAGTCAGTTACCAACGAGTTTGAGAAAGAGGGTAGAACGATGCGTAGGTTTGAGGCAATGGCTGGAGAGCTTGATATGGCAATCTGGATTCCGTCACAGGGTACAAAGGACTCTATAAACCTTGAACTCGTAACGATGGATAAAATAGGCGGTTCTGTCAAGAAAGCCCAAATAGCACATGTCATAATGTCAATAGCCAGGACTGTGGAGGATATAAGCAATAACAAGGCCACAATAGCCATCCTAAAGAACAGAGCTGGTAAGAGTGGAAAGGTGCTTAACAACGTGGAATTCAATAATGGTACATGTAGAATCAGCACCGATAACGTTGATGAATATGACAGTATGTACGAGGTCAAAAAGAAGGAACAGGAGGATAGGTTGGCACTTGGAAGAGAGGTATTCAAGCTTGCCAAAAATACCTAAAATTTTCTTTAGATTTTTTTTTTAGACCACACCAATTTGGCTATCAATGAGTTATAAAATTGGTAGCCATTTTCTTTTCAAATCGACTTCATTTTTACCACACGAGGGTATATTTATTTTAACATTGCAATGGTAAAAAAAAAAAGGTTGACCGAAAAGAGAAGAAAATAATTTAATTAAAAAAAGAACTTTTGTTTATGCAAGTAATCAAGCGTGACAAAACAGAAGAATTGTTCCAAATTCAGAAAATTGAAAGTGCTATTGAAAGGGCGTTTGCATCATGCGGGAAAGAGCCAGATTACAAGGTAATCGACTGTATTAAAAGGATTTACAACATTCAGTCAAACGATACAGTACATGTGGAGGACATACAGGATAACGTCGAGAAGTGTCTGATGGAGATTGATAAAGAGGTAGCGAAAGCATACATCATCTACAGATACAATCACAAGCTGATTCGTGAGAACAAGGACAAGCTGTACAAGGACATTACAAAGAAGCTCTTAGCCACAAATGTGACAAACCAGAACGCCAATGTTGATGAGCATTCCTTTGGCGGTAGAATGGGCGAAGTAAACAGACTGGTTCTCAAGGACTATGCATTGAAATATTGCATGTCCAGGAAGTCCAGAAACAATCACCTTAATAATGAGGTCTATATTCATGACCTGGATTCGTATGCTGCTGGAATGCATAACTGTCTCTCAATTCCATTTGATGACCTTCTTGCTAAGGGCTTCAATACGAGACAGACGGACGTTAGACCAGCAAATAGTATCAATACAGCAATGCAGCTTGTTGCAGTGATTTTCCAGTTACAGAGTTTACAGCAGTTTGGTGGCGTGTCGGCAACGCACCTTGACTGGACGATGGTCCCATATGTACGTAAATCATTCTACAAGCATTTCAAGAACGGAGCAAGATATATAGAAGGAGTAAGGGATTTAAGTGAATTTAATGACTCAATGTCCATAGAGGACGAGAAGTACAAGGAGAGTGGTAACGTATACACATACGCTATTGAACAGACGCAGAAGGAACTGATACAGGCTGTTGAAGGTATGTATCATAACCTCAATACATTACAGAGCAGAAGCGGAAACCAGCTCCCATTTACATCTATCAACTATGGAACTTGTACACTTCCAGAGGGAAGAATGGTAATCAAGGCACTTCTTGATGGTTCTATAGATGGAGTTGGAAAACATCATAAGACACCTATTTTCCCATGCGGTATCTTCCAGATGATGCATGGTGTAAACAAGGCAGAAGGAGACCCTAACTATGACTTATTCAAGCTTGCCCTCAAGTCTACATCACAGAGATTGTATCCAAACTACGCTAACTGTGACTGGACTGGTAACGCAGGCTACGACCCTAACGACCCAAGGACTTATTTCAGCACTATGGGCTGTAGAACCGCCAATGGCTTTGACGTAAACGGTCTTGGTCAGTTGAAGGACGGTAGAGGTAACATATGCCCTGTTACAGTCATCATGCCTACACTTGCTATGGAGGCTAAGGAAAAGGTTGAGGAGAAGACTATCAAGGAAGAAAGAAAGTATACCGACGAAGAGGTATTAACCGAGTTCATGAAAATTCTTAACAAAAAGATTGACGAGGCTAAGGACATGCTCATCGAGAGATTCGAGTGGATATGCAGTCAGTCACCAGCTTCAGCAAGATTCATGTGGGAGAACAGGACTATGGCTGGATATGTACCAGAAGAGGGAATACGTTCAGCATTGAAGCATGGTACTCTTGCACTTGGACAACTTGGATTAGCTGAGACTCTACAGATTCTCGTACACACAGACCATACCACAGATAAGGGTATGGAAGTTGCAAAGGAGATTGAGACAATGTTTAGTGAGAAGATTAAGGGTTTCAAAGAGACATATAAGCTCAACTTCGGTGTGTACTTTACACCAGCAGAGAATCTTTGCTACACTGCCATGAAGAAGTTCAAGGACAGGTTCGGTGTTATACCTAACGTATCAGACAGGGAGTACTTTACTAACTCAATGCACGTTCCAGTATGGCATGATATGTCACCGTTCCAGAAGATTGATATCGAAGCACAGCTTACAAGCTTCTCAACAGCAGGATGTATTACTTATGTGGAGCTTCCTAGCACCACTAAGCACAACCTGGATGCACTGGAGGCAATTGTACTCTATGCTATGGATAAGAACATACCTTATTTTGCAATAAATGTCCCTAACGACACCTGTGAGGACTGCGGATATACCGATGAAATGGGCGATACTTGCCCAATGTGCGGAAGTAAGAATATCAGCAGGCTACGTAGAGTTACTGGTTACTTGACTGGAGACTACAAGACGGCCTTCAACTTCGGTAAGCAAGAAGAGGTCAAGGACAGAGTAAAACATATAAAGGAGTTTTAAGTTATGAGAGTAAATAAGATAACGTACCCAGAGCTTAGCAACGGAATTGGATTCAGAATCACCGTGTGGGTTTCTGGGTGCGTCCATCACTGTAAAGGATGCCACAACCCAGAGACCTGGGACTTTAACGGTGGAAGGGAGTTCACCGATGACGACAAGAAGGAGATATTCAAGCTCCTTACTATACCTTATTTAAAAGGTGTTACTTTTTCTGGGGGAGACCCGCTATGTTCATATGAAGATGTTTTATCCTTTGCGAAGGAATTAAAAGAGAAGTTCCCAGATAAGGACATCTGGGTTTATACAGGTTTTAAGTTTGAATATGTAGCAGAACACATGAGTGAGATTTTGGATTATGTAGATTACATAGTCGATGGTAAGTTTGAAGAAGACAAGAAGAATCTTAGTTTAGCCTTTAGAGGTTCAGAGAACCAAAGGATTTGGAAAAAGGAAGAGGGAGAGTTCAAAGTAATTAATTTAGATGAAGGTGGTTAGAAATAGCCGCCTTTTTATATTTATAGTAAATAATTAGGTTTACTATGATATTGACAGAAGATATAAAGGGCCTATTCCGTACCGTGAGGACGATGCTTGGTGCTCCAATACGTATTGTACAGCTTGAGGACGAGCAGTTGTGTGACCTCCTGGACGTAGCAATAGGCGACTACTCTGAGAAGGTTCAGAACTGGGTAATAGAGACGCAGTGGCTCAACATGCAGACGAAGGGACAGATACAGTTCCAGAATGCAAGTGAGCTGGCATACGCCATGACTGTACGTACAATGGACTGGTCTAGGGACTATTCATATTGGTTCTCACGTGAGGTAGGACTACAGCAGAGAGGACACTACGAACTCAAGAAAGACTTCTTCCAGGTTGAGAGAGGAAAGCAGGTATACGTAATTCCAGCGGGACGTGAGATAAATAAGGTGATGTATGTTACCCCATCAACAACTAAAGCAGCCCTCTACGGCAACTTAGGAACGCTTGATACTGGTATTGCTGGAGGCTTCGGACAATACGGTAACATGGGTAATGGTATGGGTCTTACAGGATTCTATGTAGGCTCAGCCTATGACACAGCTCTTATGGCTGCTGACTTAAAATACAAGAACTCATTGCTTAGAGGTGACTTGGCTTATAAGGTAACGGCAGGACCTGATGGAACACACCTTGTACACCTTCTTTCCACTCCAGGTTCTCCAAATATGGTCGGTGGTGTTGCTGCTGACGATACTTGGGGATGGAACAGGTATGCAAGCTGCTACGTATGGTACACATATTATGATGTGAGTGGCGCTGATGATGCTACAGAGTGTATGCTGGAGAATAAGGATGATGTTATCATCACCCCAGACCAAGTGCCATTGGATAAAATGAGGTACGAGCTTATGAATAACCCTACACAGCAGATTATAAGACGCTTACTTGTTGCAGAGGCTAAGATATTGCTTGGTATCATTAGGGGTACGTACAGCGGTGCTGTGAAGATTCCAGAGGCAGAAATGCAGATGGATTACAATATGCTACTTGAGCAGGGCAAGTCAGAGAAGGAAACGGTGCTTAATGAGTTGAAGGAGAGGCTGGAGAGGATGCTTCCTTGGAACTTGATTAAGAACCAGGTTGAAATGAGTGATAACCTTATAAAGGTACTTAAGAACAAACCACTTGGACTGTTTGTGAGATAAAATTTTAAAAAAATATTAAAAATAATCGGGATAAAATTTGTTTATCTCGATTTTTTTATATATCTTTGCGTATATAAACGTTTTTTAACATATGCAAAATAAAACAACAGAAGAATTTATAAAAGAAGTTGAAGAAAGATTTCCAGGTGAAGTTTCTTTTGAGAAAACTGTCTATACTGGCGCATATTCACCGTTAATAATGACTTGTTCTAAACATGGTGATATAACAGTCGTCCCGCATAACGTCTTGAAAAATAATGCTGTTTGCGCTTGTCCTAAATGTGGAAGGGAAAAAGGTAACAATAATTCTAAACTAACAAGAGGTGGCACTAAAGTAAAATTTTTAGAGCGTTTATATAAACGTTTTCCTAACATTAAATATGATTTTTCAGAAGCTAAATATATTAATAGTAAAACTCACATGAAAGTTATATGTCATGAAAAGGATTGTAATGGTGTTGAACACGGTGCTTGGTTCATAAAACCAAGTAATTTATATACTGGCTACGGTTGTCCTAAATGTGGAAATGAAAAAAGCACCCAAGAACGTAGAATGTCTTATGAAGATTACTGTAAATTGGTATCAGAAAAATATGGCGATATATATGAGGTTGATGAAAATTCGTATCACGATAAAAGTAGTTCAATAAAAATTCGTTGTAAAAAACACAATACTTATTTTATAGCAAACAGTAGGGAGTTTCCAAAATGTAATTCACACAAATGTCCAGAGTGTATAAAGGAGGAAATAGAAGAATATTCTAGTGCTACTAGAGATACAAATATTATAGAAGATAACGGTGTGTGGAAAAACGATTCTATTAATTTTAATGAAGAGGTGTGGGTTGATGTTTTGGGATTTGAAGGGCAATATCAATGCAGTAGTGAAGGTAGATTTAAGAATATAAGTGTTAAAAATAAGAATGGAGAAAAAGCTAGAGACAGACTAATACGTGTTAGTTTTGCAAACCGTTTAGGTACAGTGTGTTTAGGGGGAAAACTTTATTCTGCTAGCAGAAAGATATATGAAAGTTTTCATAAGATTAAACTACCTTCTGGATATACTCATACAATAGACCATATAGATAATAATGTTAGAAACAACAGAATATCTAATCTGAGATTAGGTGGCTCAATACGTGAGAATATGCTTAACAATCATAAAACTCGTGCGAAATTATCTGCAAGATGTGGTGCTATTGGTGTAACACCTATCTTTGATTTTGATGACTTACCAGGAGAAAAATGGGTTGATGCAATTGGGTATGAGAATTTGTACTCTGTATCTAATCTTGGAAGGGTTATGGCTAAAGAACGAACGCTAATTGAAAAAAATAGAAACGTAAAGAGAGTTAAAAGAAAGCATCTTATGAGACAATGTATCAAATATGGACAATATTACACATTGGGACTTATAGATAGTAACGGAAATCACAAAACACATTACACTCATAAGTTGGTATATGAAAGTTTTAATGGCAGAGTAAAGGATGGTAATCAAATTGACCATATTGATTCTAACCCCTTGAATAATAAATTAGAGAATCTTAGAGAAGTAACGCCACTAGAAAACGTTAATAACTCAAACACTAGGAAAAAAAGGAAGTCTCCAGATACACATGCTGGAGTATTAGTAAAAAAGTTGGATTTACATAATAATGTTATAGTCACATATATGTCTATCAGAGAGGCTGCTAGACAAAATAATGTTGCTGTTACATCTATGTATAAATGGATTAGTGGCAAGATTGACCAAAAGAGAAATCGCCTTAAGGGATATTATTTCAAGGTTGAGGAGAATATTTAAAAAACGTTAAAAATCGGGATTATATTTGGTAGTCTCGATTTTTTTAGCTATCTTTGCACACAAAAAAGGAGAAATAATATGTGTAAGTTTTGTGAAGGCAAGAAAACCATTGGTAGAGAAGGCCGTAAGATTTTTATGAATGAATCTGGACAACTTGTATACCTTGGAGAGCACACCATATTTGGTGATGTCATTGGTAAGGTTAAGTTCTGTCCAGAGTGCGGTAAAACAATAAAAGAAAATAAGGAAGGATAATAATATGACTGGTATTGAAATTGTATTGTGGATTGTATTATGGATTATTGGTATTATAGGTACACTAGTCGTTTTATATTATGTCAATAATAAGGTGACATTGGCTAATGCGGTTTGTGCAATATTATTCTGGTGGATTATATTACCAATATTTTTCATAGCAGGCGTAGCATTTGTAATTTCCTGGCTTTTCACAACGGCTAATGATATTGTCCTGGTGGAGAGAGGCGACTGGTGGCTTTCCAAGGAAGAGAGGAAGATATTAAGGGAGGAAAAGAAAAAGGAGAAGAAAGGAAAAGGTTTAACATTAAATAACATTTTAAGAAAATGAAAAAGTTTATCGGTTTATTTATGTGTCTGGTAATGACAACAATGACCTATGCTGACACAATCGAGAGTACAGATTCTGTAATTAACCAGACGTTGGACGAGTTCACCGTCACCTCCTTCTATCGGAGTGCTACCCCCATGTTGGGCAGTTCTGTGGACTCTAAGAACCTTGTTGCCAACAACTACGGTCAAGAGCCTTCTTGGTTGTTTGCCAAGATGCCTTCCATCTTCGCATTCAGCGACAACGGCACTGACTTTGGTTACGGCTATTTCCGCATTCGTGGTCTTGACCAGACCCGCATTAATGTAACGCTGGACGGTATGCCTTGGAATGAGGCTGAGGATTTTGGCTGTTACTTCGCTAATAGTCCCGACATTATGGCAGACGCAGGTACAATTGACGTTGGGCGTGGTACAAGCACCTATAATCCAGGAACTGCATCCTACGGTGGAAGTATCAACATCAGCTCTGTAGACCTGTTGAAGAACACCACATCATATGCTGAGTTCGGTGCAGGTAGCTTCGCATCAGCCAAGACATCTGTAAACATCAACACAGGACTCATGGGTAAGTGGGCATTACATGTGCGTGGTACATTGTCGCATACTGATGGTTATCGTGAGCACAGCCAGAACAACTCACAATCACTTGGTTTCAAGCTGGGTTACTTCATCAATGAAAAGAGTTGGGTTGACCTCTTATCTATTACAGGCTACCATACCAATGGACAGGGTTATATCGGCGTTTCTATGGAAGACCTTGAGAAGAACCGACACCTCAATGGCTGTAGCAAGGACGAAGATGACAATTTCTTCCAGACCGTCAATAAGCTGACGTATAACAGTTGGCTTGGCGAGAAGATTCTGTTTACCTCTTCACTCTACTGGAACATGCTGATGGGTGAGTATCGCTTTGACCTTGATAACTATATGATTCGCCTCTGTGACGAGCCTATGGAGACTGGTATGCTATACAACTACGGTCTTAAGCAGCACATGTACGGTGGCAATGCAGCAGCACGTTACTACATCAATGATGGCTCTATTACCATTGGTACTAATATCTACAAGTTCGAGCGTGAGCACTACCTTGATGACCGTAACATCGACAAGGCACGTAACATCGACCCTGCTGAGTACTATGGCAATCGTGGTCACAAGATGGACTATGAGGTGTTCTTGAATGCTAAAAAGTCATTCGGAAACTTTACATTGTCAGCCAATGCACAGTATCGTGGCGTTAACTTCTGGTATCGTGACCTTATGAACCCGCTGGTTGAGTTTGACGAGGACACCAAGTGGAATTTCCTTAACTTCGGTGCTGATGTGAGCTACAAGATTGGTCGTCACAATGAGGTTTACTTGAAGTACGCACGAGCCAACCGTGAACCGACACGAACCGATATGTTCGGTGGTAATGAGTGGTATCCTGGTGCGCTTACAACGACTGATGCTGAGGTTTCCAATGACGTTGAAATTGGCTGGAACATTGCTACGAAGCGTCTTAACGCCAACTTGAACCTGTTTGGCATGTTCTTCGAGAATGAGCGTTCATTGACTGGTACAATCGGTCTGAACGGTCTCCCAGAGCACGAGAAGGCAGACAATAGTCATCGTATGGGTATCGAGTTGTATGTCGATTATAATCCGTTTGCAAAATTGCATCTTATCAACAATTCTTCATATTCAAATAATAAGGTTAAGACTGACACCTATGGCACTAAGACTCATGTTCTTACTCCAGGATGTACGTTTAACCAGGATATTGAATGGAGAGATAAGATATGGACATTTGGTATAGGATATAAGTATCGTAGCCATATGTACCTTGATATGGCTAATACTGAACGAATTCCAGACCTGTGGCAGCTTAATCTCTATGGTAGTGTTACCCTTGGTAAGTTCATCGTCAGTGGGCATGTTAATAACATTACCAATCGTGACAATATGCAGACAGGTGTGCTAACCAATACCAACAAGGCTCGTTTCATGCCTGATGCACCAACGAATGTGTTTACTTCAATTAAATATATGTTCTAATTATGGATAAGTTATATATAGATGATACACATCCTGGGTTTCTTAGAATGAAAAAAGATGATGGAACTGTTGTAAGTCATTTGGATTATAAATGTTATATCAAAAGTGAAACAAAAGAAGTATATTCAGTATCTATCGATTTACTAGAAACCAAAGAAGGGTATAGAAATAATGGATATGCCACAAAATTGGTTAACCATTTAATCGAAAAGTACAGAGGGGTAGACATAGAACTATATTGTATACCTCTTGTTCAAAAAGATGGTTTTGACCAGGCGCAAATAGAATTATTATTGTTTTATAAACACCTTGGATTCAAAGAATTTAAAGAATATGAAGGACGTGTATTTGGTGGAATCACCAAAAAATATTTTAAAATGGTAAGAAAAGCAGTTAATTAGTATTAAAAAATGAGGTAATCGTTTGGTTATCTCATTTTTTTTATGTAAATTTGCAGGTGAAATAAAATTTAATTAATTATGTTAGTTTGGGCTTTTAATAAAAATAATAAATCATTTAAATTGTGCGGAACTTATGAAACAATGTTTCATACAGATAGAAAAGGTGATGAGAAAAGTCGTGTTTATATAAATGAATGCGATTATGAAATACCTAAGGATGTTGTGGAGAGTCATTTTTCTGATTTACAGTTTAATCCTTTTACAGAGTACAAATTCATTGTTAATAAAGAGAAATACGATGAATATAATTTCTGGGGAAGCTTTCCATATGGTGGTTTTTTTGTAAGTGCTTGTGTTGTTAATAATGATAACGAAATAATCAAGGACGGATTTTACCCCCAATCAAATAGTTGTGAAATACGGATTTTAGAGGAATTTTTTAATTGTATCGGATATGATAGCGTTATTGGTAGGTTTAATTGGCGAGAAGTAAAAGAATATGAGGAAAATGGTTATAAACTAGTTTTATGGTATGGGGCAGCTAAAAATAATGCAATGTTTGTAAAAGAAAGGTAAAAATGAAAATAGGAATTTGTTTCGGTGGGTATTGCCCAATGCATCGTGGACACCTCGATGCCATCATGAGGGCTAAGAAGGAGAATGACAAGGCATTTGTCATCGTCTGCGGGTACGACAATGAGGAACGTGCTGGCAACATCAACATGACGTTGAAGGAGCGCACGGCAATTGTACGTAAAATATTCGAGAAGGACGAGCTTATTACTGTATTGTCCATTAACGACACAGAGCTTGGTATTGACGAGAGTATGTGTGATAACAACTGGATTGTATGGCAAGAGAAGGTTAAAGAACTAGTTGGTTTTGACAAATACGATTTGTATACTAAATATACTTGGTATGTTGCAGAGCCTTATTACAAGGAAATGCTGGAGAAACATAACCTTCTTAATGCTCAAACCACACTGATTGATAAGGTTGTGCCTGTAAGTGGTACTGCCATCCGTGAGAATCCATTGAAGTACTGGAAGTACATTGTTAGGGAGTACCGAAACAACCTGTGTCATAACATCCTTATTACTGGCACTGCTTCTGAGGGTAAGACAACCCTAGTGCGTGACATTTCCACGTACTTTGGTATTGACCACTCTGAGGAGTATGGAAGGGATGATTTGCTTGCCAAGTGTAAGACCGACACAGACCTTACGGCAGATGATTTCATAGACTTCCTTATTGGTCAGAGTGTGGACGTATGTAAGCGTGTAAGGAACAACGACCAGGGTGTGTTTATCTCTGATACTGACAACCTTGTTACGCTGATGTATGCACTGGCTTATACAGAAGACCCAAACGTGCCTATCACTAAGGAAGAGTACGATACAAAGGTGCTTCCAGCAGCTAAGTCACTTGCAGGTCGTGTGAAGTGGGATAAGATTTTCCTGCTGCCTCCAAAGAATAAGTTTGTGGACGATGGCAGTCGCTACATGAAGCAGTCGTCTATCGACGAGCGTATTGCCAACTTCAACAAGCTGGTTGAGCTGCTTAAGGAGTTTGGTCTCTGGGAGAAGGTGAAGATTCTTGACGGCGATTTCCTGTCAAATTTCAACAAGTTAAAGGATTACATTAACAGTTTGTATAATGAGTAAGAGTTTTTCGGACATAGTGAGGCTTGAGGGTACTCATGCTGGCGTGAATTTCAGCGTGTTCTTCATCCTTCTTGGCGTGTTGACACAGGGACTTGCATTCAAATTCAGTGGCGGTAGTGAGTTGTCATTGATTAGCGGATGCCTTGGTATCATATCCGTTGTATTGTGCAGTCAGAGAAAGATTTCATTCTATATCTTTGGTTTTGCACAGCTTATCACATATGTCATATTATGTGTGAATGAGAAACTGTATGGAGAAATAGCCGAGAATGCTTTTTATTTCGTCACAATGCTCTTCGGATTGTTCCATTGGATAAAGCACTACAATGAGAATGAAATAGCCGTAAAGACGAGAAAAATGACTCACTTGCAGAATGTGTGGGTATTCATAGCTACTGTGTTCGGAACGCTTATGTTGTACACTGGATTAATGAGAACTGATGACAGCCAGCCACTAATGGATGCAATTACCACTCTTCCAGCGTTTGTAGCCCAAATCCTTATGATATTCAGATTCAAGGAGAGTTGGTTCTACTGGTTTATAATTGATGTTGGTAGTATTATAATGTGGAGTATTGCTGGTGACTGGTGTATGGTATTGCAGTTTGTATTCTGGACTATCAATTGTATCTATGGCTATTATAAGTGGAGTGATTGACTATGATTAAGTATAATGTAAACACATGTGACCAGATTGAGAATGAATTGCAGATTCATTTTACAAAGCTGTGTCCTAATAAATGCCCATTCTGTGTAGATGCGTTGAATAAGGGACTCCATAATGCGATTAAGAGACCAGATGTGAATGCCATCTATCAGAGGGTATATGAGAACAGGGGTAAGATTAACTCTATCTGTATTAGTGGTGGAGAGCCTATGCTTTTCATAGATGATGTGTTGGATTTAATTCGTAAGGTTAAGTCCAGCACCAACCTTAAGGTATATGTCATTACATCAGTGCCAGAACAGTGTTACCAGTACAAGTATGCGTTCTACAATATCCTTGATGAGTGTGATGGCATGGCAATATCGCCTCAGCACTATAATGAGGAGATTGGAGACCAGATACGTGGTCATAAGTCAACATTCGACAGACAGGGATTCTATCGCAGCATCGAGGACAAGAGCAAGATTACCATGAACATCAATATGGTGAAGCCATACTTGTGTGACAAGGACGAAATCTGCAAGTGTATCGAGCATTATAACCAGATGGGTTTCAAGAACATCAAGCTGGTTGAGCTGTTCGACAGACCAGATATGTTTGTTTCGTTTGAGAAGACGTTTGGTGTGAAACTAAAGTCACCGTTTGCACACGGTTGTAAGACCGAGTTTGATATTACGCCATATATACCTTCGTATGATGGCAAGTTCATCCTAAAGAGAACGTGTTTCCTTGTGAACAAGTGTGTTCACGCTACCTTGGCTGATACACTGAAGGCTGCTACCAGGAACATCTTTGGGAAGGAATACTACTTTGGTGTCGTCTATGAGGATGGAAGTCTTCATCCTTATTGGATTTGACGGATATTTATAAACATAAAACATATAAGGTTATGGGAAAACTTATTCTAATTGAGGAAGGCGAGCTTAAGAAAATGATAAGCGAAGCTGTCACCAATGCGGTTGATGGTATCACTAAGAAGATTACGACTCGTGCAGCAAGGGCAAACAGAAACATGCTGTTTGTGCCTCCTGTTGTTAATCCTTTTGACGATGATGACGATGATGACTGTGGTTACAGTTGTGGTAGTAGTCGTTCTGTAGGAGGATGCGGTTCTGATAGCCATTATGACTACAGCTATGGTGGTTGTGGGTCTGGCGGTGGGGGTTGTGGCTCTTCATCACCTTCATACGGTGGTTGTGGTTATAATGATAGTGGCCGTTGTTAAGAAATTATTTTACTCTATAAAATGCAGTCAGAAATGGCTGCATTTTTTGTTTATATTACATCGAAAAAAGTTAAATTTTATATACTTATAGGTAATAATTTATGATATAATGGCTAAGAAACAGTTTTTTGGTGTTAAGTTCCCATTTTTGACAGATAATGGGAGACATTTTTACGTTGCTGCGAACGAAACCATCGCAGACAAGGTAAAGAGTCAGCTCATGCATATTGTGTTTACACCTAAGGGTCAGAGAATTAGGAATCCAGAGTTTGGAACAGACCTCATCAAGTTCATATTCGACCAGAATGATGGTACTACTTGGGAGGCTGTTAAGACTGAGGTTAGTGAATCAGTTGCAAGATGGTCTAATAACCTGTCTTTGAAGGAGATAAAAGTAGTGAAGAGTGAGGAAGACGAATCACAGGTATTCGTTAGGATTGACTATAGCGTTACAGAAGGTAACAAGGTGACTAATGACAGTATAGTAGTAGAGATATAAAATGGAAAAGAAGATTAATTATCTGAGCAGGGATTTTGCCAGTATAAAGGAAGAACTTATAAAATTCAGTAATCAGTACTACCCAGAGGTGGCTGATGACTTTGCTGATTCCAGCGTTGGTGCGTGGTTTATAGACCTAGTATCAGCAGTTGGTGATGACCTTAGTTACCATACCGACAGGATGTTCCAGGAGACGAACATCAACAGCGCAAGCTTGAAGAGTACACTTCTCAACCTTGCTAGGGCTAATGGCGTGAAAGTACCAGGTCCTAAGGCATCCATGTGCGAGGTTGAACTCAGTTGTGTCCTTCCTGTTAATACAAATCCTAGCATAGCCGAGCCAGACTGGAACTATGCCCCTATATTACAGAGGACCAGTATTGTTTCTGCTGGTGACATAAATTTTGAACTCAGTGAGGATGTAAATTTCTTTAACCAGTTCAATGAGGATGGCATATCTAACAGAAAAATCATGCCTGTAAGGGATACGAATGGAAATGTTACTGGATATAACGTTACAAAATCTACCATAGTAGTGAACGGAAATACAAAGGTGTACAAGAAGGTAATATATTCATCTGACCTCAAGCCTTTTATGGAAATCGTACTACCAGAAGTAAACGTAATGAACATTGAATCAATTATATTCAAAGAGACCAGTGATGTTTCAACCTCACCTAGAATATATGAGTATTATATTGATGCTGAGGAGTTTAGACTTTCAAAGGATGCTGTAATGACATACAGGTACTTCGAGGTTGACTCACTTGCAGACCAGTATAGGTTTGGTATGATATCATCATTCCAGGTTGAGGGTAACAGGGTAATAAACAACATATACAGTCCGCATATCTATGACGATTACACTGAAAAACAGTATGATTCTAGTGGTAACGTAATAAGCGAGAGTACAAGTAGGTATTATCGTGGAAAGTGGAAGCCACTGACCCAGAAGTTCATAACAGAGTTCACCGATAATGGATATCTTAAGATTATATTCGGTGCTGGAAATGGGTACGGTGTAGTACCAGAGAAAGAGGACCCTTATGCTGACTATGTTGCATCCAATATTATAAACAACGATATGCTTGGCGTACTTCCAAAGGAAGGTTGGACGATGTATGTTCTTTATCGTGTCGGAGGAGGTGCTTCATCAAACATAGGACCTGGTGCAATCAACACCATAGCACTTGCAAACGTTGACTGGGGTGGAAATACTGGAAACACCAATGGTAGTAAGAGAGGTGACGTGATTTCTTCACTCGCTGTAACTAACATTTCAACAGCATTGGCTGGTAAGGATGCCCCATCAAATGAGGAGATTAAGTATCTTATAAAATATAATACCACAGCACAGAACAGAGCGGTAACGGTTAAGGATTACAAGGTTAAGCTAATGCAGATGCCACCTAAGTTCGGTGCCCCATTCAGAAACACAGTAATTGAGGCCAATAATAAGATTGAGATGAGTTTCCTTGGTGTTAACTCAATCGGAAAGCTTGATTCTTATCTCCCTCAGACGCTTGTTGAGAACATCCTGGAGTATATGTCCAACTACAAGCAGATAAACGATTACATCGAAGTTAAAAGCGGTAGAATCTACAATATCGGTGTTGAACTTGAGCTGTTCATTGACAAGAACTATAATGTCGGTGATGTAATACAGAATGTAATCAACACTGTGTATGCTTATTTCAACATAGATGACCATGATATGGGTGATGACATATTCGTTGGAGACCTTGAGAAGACTATAACACTCACAGACGGTGTTATAAGCCTCATAGACCTTCGAATACACAAGATATGGAATGGCAGCTACAGTGCGGATAAATGCCCTCTCCCAGAGCTTGTAAGGAACAGTTCGTGTGACGGCATAAAGGAGAGCAGCTTCAAGATTGAGGACGCTGATGTGGCAGAGATTGACCTTGAGAAGATTGACAGGGTGCTGTACGGAGATTATAATTCAATGTACGAGATTAAGAACCCTACCATTGACATACAGGTTAAGTGTAAAATTAGATAATAAAAGAATATAGTGTTATGGCATGTAATTGCAAACGTGGTCTTGAAATACAGGATAAGTATGGAGTCAAGGAAGAAGAGAGTTTCGTTGAAAAGTCTTATAGACTTCTATGGAAAGTAGTAATATTTTTTATCATAATAGCACTTGGCGTGGTTGTTACACCAATAGTTATCATCGTTGTGATATACAACTTTTTCTTCGGAAAGAACAAGGGAATAGTGTTCCCAACGCAATTAGCTAAATATCTCAAGTAATTTATGGAAAAAAGTTATAGAATACATACAAACATAAGTACTGATACCATTCTTAATGTCAACATGAAACAGGATTTCGACTTTATGGAAATCCTTTCCCTTAAGTTGACCCAGAATGATTCGTACAGACTACACTCTTCCAATTATGGCGTTATAATTGGAAGGGTTCTTGCTAATGATGCGTTTGGTATTCCAAATGCAAAGGTATCCATTTTCATCGAGAGGGACATGAATGACCCAGTTGACATGGAGAACATATATCCATACAGCGAGGTCACTTCAACCGATGATGAAGGAAGGAGATACAACCTGCTTCCAGACTATAGCGACGACGATTGCTATAGGGTGGTAGGTACGTTCCCAGACAAGAGATATTTGCTTGATGACGACATACAGCTTGAGGTTTACGACAAATATTACAAATACACCACCGTTACAAATAACGCTGGTGACTATATGATATTTGGCGTTCCTTCTGGAAACCAGACGCTTCACGTTGACATTGACCTGTCTGATATTGGTATATTGTCACAGAAGCCAAGAGACTTCACATACAGAGGCTATGACCTGTCAGAATTTGACAGTCCAAGCCAGTTTAAGGAAAGCACCAATCTGGATAGCCTAACGCAAATTTTTTCACAAGATAAGAGTGTATATGTATATCCGTTCTGGGGTGATGCAACGAACGGTATTGCAGCGATAACAAGATGTGATATACAGATAGCATATAAGTTCGAGCCAACATGTGTATTCATGGGTTCGATAATTTCTGACAATGAAGGTAACTCCATTGGTCATAGGTGTGCCCCTAATGTAAACAATGGTATGAATGAACAGCTTGTTGCAGGACAGGGTACAATTGAAATGATTCGTAAGACCACAGACGGTCTTGTTGAGGAGTATCCAATACAAGGTAATGCTCTTATTGACAGTGACGGCGTATGGTGCTACCAGATACCAATGAACCTTGATTATGTCGGAACTGATGAGTATGGTAACATTGTACCTACCGATAACCCTAAGAAGGGTATACCAACCAGGACACAGGTAAGGTTCAGATTCAGCAAGACTGAGACTGGTGACGAGGGGTTCTCAAGGCATACTGCAAAGTATCTTGTGCCTATGAATCCAGTGACTTATGAAGGAAGTGATAAAGCTGGTCAAGTAGTTCCAATGACGCAGGAACAGACTGGTGTTGAGATAGAGAAGATGTATAATTTCGGTTCTGCAACCCCTCAGAGCTGTTTCCGTGACCTTTATTGGAACAATGTATATAGTGTAAAGAATTTTATACCTAAAATACAGGTTGCATACAGACCTTATGCGCCTAACTATTCGGCGTTAAAAGGTTCTAACCTTGTAGAAGACCAGAACCCTGTTCCATTCAATAAGTTGAGAATTGATATACCATTTACATATATGATTGTGTGTATTCTTTTCACAATCGTAATGATTATAATACATTTTATTAACACACTTATCTGGATTATACAGAGAATTAGAGGTCTTTGTCTTGGATTTAAAATTTTTGGTAAAAGAATTGAAATATGCCCGTTTAAGGTGATTATCCCTAAGTTCGGATGTATACCTTTGTCAGCAGGTCTTACAGAGGGTAACGTGGCATATTATCCTGGATGTCATTGTCCAGACAGTGATGCATGTAGAAACGCAAGCTGTCCAGAGGATATGGAGGGTGATTGTGTAAAGAGTTCTGATAACAGTGAACTTAAAGACAAGATACAGCAGAACCTTGCAAAGGATTACAAGATTATTAAGCTGGACTTCTACCAGGACTGGCTTAACGGTTCATTGTATATGCCATTGTGGTACTGGAGAAAGAGGAAGAAGAAGAAGTTCCTTTTCTTCACCATAAGCGGTGCAAAGAACGAGTTCTGTGACTGTGATAAGACATATTCAAAGCTTAAGACGTTTGTTACCTGTAACATGGTGTATAAGACAAACGGTCTTGGTACGGATAATAAGACAATCGACCTTGATGAGGATAGGTGGCACAAGAGAAGAGCACAGCGTGTGTGGTTCAAGAACGGTGTCATAAAAGGAGTTGAGAACAGGGACGGTCTTACAGCTTATTACTACACGGCATACCAGGCTAACAGAGAGGATAAAGCTGATAAGGAAATCCTTCAGAGAACAAACAGATTCCTGTATGTAAGACTGTATGCTACTGACATTATATTGCTTGGTAATCTGAATGAAAATAATCTTTACGGAATACCACAGCTTTACACGGCGTTGCCATCAACAACGGCGAACATACCTCCTATTGCATCAGTTGAGGAGTCTTTGACTGATAATGAAAAGGAAAAGTCAGAAGTACCAAGAAACGATACTGCTGGTGATTCGGAGGACAGTGGAACAACCATAACTACTGGAATGGACTGGGGGCACGAGGGAGGCTCACAAGTGCCAAGATACAGGAAGGGACTATTCATGGACTTGGCGTGTGCATATGCTGCAACCAGGTCTAAGTCTTGTATCAACGTTGAGCGTCTAAGTGAATTAGGCGTTAACCCAGACATGAAGTTCAAGATGTCATATTCTGAAAATGGAAATGAGGTTAAGACTGGTGCTATTGATGCTGACGGATTCATAAACAAGTATGAGCTTGATGATATGGATAACAGGGCTGCTTTCGCAACGCTTAACCACATCGGATTCATACCGCAAGACTACCAGGATAGTATAGACAGTTATACAACACAGATACAGGATGAGAATACTGGATATTTAGTGCCTAAGTTCAAGTATATCTACCCTGTTGATTTCGACGGCAGGCTTGAGCTTATAATGAAGACGTATAAGCGTGGATTTGAACAGGCAACGTATGATATGGCAGACGATTCCTATGTGACTTTCAGACTTGGTGCTGAGGGTGGTGACAAACCTAATGAAAACTCTGAGAAGAGAATACGTCACTATTATTTCACTGATAATGGATTTGACATGCCTTTATACAATAATTCCTTCTATTTCTACTTTGGTATAAATAAGGGAAGTACGGCAATAGACAAATTCAATAAGATGTTCTATGCTCCTTGTTTCCAGCGTAACAAGAAGCCGTTCACATTGGACTTCTCGTTTATCGGAAGGTCTTATTGCCCTTCAGTATATACTAATTCGCCAAACTATAAGGGCTATGCTTATATAAGAGTGACATTGGATGATATACAGATTCCATATACATATAAACTCTATGATTCAACTGGTTTGCTTATCATTGAGGAGAATGAAATGAAGATAAGGGATTTCGTTATTGGAGGCACTATAGACGAAAACGGAGAGGTTGTATCAAATGAGAACGGTGAGATAAAGTATCAGAAGGACGGTAGTTCTCTACCAAGCGTTGGTGGCATAAATTATCTTACAAACCAGGAATATACACTTGTAGTTACTGACGCTAATGGTAGGTCACTAGGTGAGAGAATCAAGATTAGCATGCCTAAGATAAATGTGAACTATGAAACACAAAGTCTTGGCACGAAATTCTACAACACTGGAACTACCAGGATAGACTATATCTGTACTGATGATACAGAATTCTATGGACGGCTCAGAATACTTAGTTTCAATGTTGATTCAAATGAATTCACGATAAACAATGCTGAGGTTATTGGATATGCTGATGATAAATATATCATAAGGGTAACTGGTACTAATATTGATAATAGTGACGAGGAACACCCAGTGACACTTACCACAGTAGCTATTATTAGGCTTAGTATTATTGATGTTTCAGATGGTAGGGTTACAAAGGATTGCTTGTGTGACACATCTAATAGTCCAACGGCATTACAACAGGCTGTTTACAGCATACGTAATACTGAGAGGCCTCATTGGATAATATTCGAGAAAGTTCCAGATAGTGACGAGGTACATCCAACGTTCCTTGTTTATCAGCCTAACAGATTCATCATCACGATATCACAGTTCTGTGATGGTAAGGAACTTGAGGACAATGTTACTTCTGATATCGTTAATGTAAACAACGGTGAGAAGTTTAACACCTTCGTAGGTTCTGCTGGTGACACTTCTATGGATATGCCTGTTAAGTTCATGCTTGGAAGCGTGAACGATAGTCAAGACCCATCACGTATGATAGCACCCAAAAGCTATTTCTATAGCTTGGAAGGTGTAGACTTGTGTTCTAGTCCAACAGCAAAAGCTATCAAGGGTTGGTATGGTCTCCACCAGGAAGACACATATCAGTTCCATAGAACAGAAAACCAGGTTTTGTTGAAGAATTCTGACACCTGGACGGATTTTGTAACATTGAATGAGGACATAAATACACATTCATCTAAGGCAACGATACTTGCGTATAAGTTCAATGCAATGTTCTCACTTGCGGCAGCTGCATATGTTGTGACGGATACTGCTACAATATACCATACTGCAAGGGGTGGAATACACCCAACACTTTACAGAAGTGTTGTACCTATGTACACGGATGAACAGAAGTTCTTGAGACAATATGTCTTGAACGACAGTAATTCATCAACTGTAATAGGGGAATATCCTATGATAGTTGGCAGGAATTATTTCAGACTTGACGGTCCTAACGGAGATAACTATGGACCTATGGTCAACCCATATTATCAAGAACCAGACCCTTATACCGATTGTGGCGGTGATAGGGCTTATCTTGGAAACTATTTTGCAGCATTCACACAGAACGGTGGCTATTCAAGCAAGACTAAGGTTGATTATTCAATCAAGGTAATGAAGATACCTAACTATACCAAGGTAACTCCAATGACCACATCAACTGAGAAACAGATTGGTAAGGACATTAAGGGACAATTGACGGCTAATTTTTTACCTGCCTATAATCAATATCAAATTGGTTCAACAAAGTATTATCCATACTTGAGGACATTGTTTGTTGACAGGAGATTTGATTATAGATTCATCCTGTTTGCGCCTTCTATGTCAAACAGTTTAAGCCTGTATGAGGCAGAAATACAACATGATGAACATGATAATGCATATGCAAAGGCTGACCCAATGGAAAGGGTATGGAAATCCGCACGTATAAGTGGTGAGACATTCAATGGTGTGGAGATGTCATATGACACAGAATATAATATAATTTCAGCGGACACTAGTGTTATTACTGATGAAGAAGACCCAAATTATGGGGCAATAACAGCTGCAACTCCTAACAGGAGACTTGAGTATTCTTACAATTTCTCAGATACTGATGAGGATGCTAAGACACAGTATAACATACCAAACCCAGCCGAAGTGATTTGGGACACTGATGTTGATGAGAATGGTAATATTGTACCTGGTCAAATTGTAAAGAGATTCTATGAGGCAACGTATTCTGGATTTGACATCAGAAACTATTTTTGGTCTTCATTTAATAGGAATAGATTATCTGCTTACACTTATAGTGATGTTAATGATATAAAAGGAAGGGAAGTACCTTATGTGTACAAATACCCAGCAGACAATCCTACATTATATAATGGCGATTTCAACAGGGAAAGTGTAAATGTTAATTACCCTACTCACAGGTTTATTGACGTTGGTAACATACCTCCAGCAGAGGTACATGACTTCTCAGTGCTTCCATGTTCATACGAAATCAATGCGTATAAGGATACTGACGGCAGTGTGAAGGCCGAGGCTGACTATACCGATGGTGTGTCTTTCTATGACACATATAAGCCACCAGTTGTTTTCATGCCGCCAAATGCAGACAGCAATGACTATGGAAATGTGTGTTATAATAAAAAATCTGAAGGGGCTTTTGTTAGGTTTGAATCAGTAGAGTTAAACTTATATTTTAAGTATGCTGAGAAGTCTGCTGACGGGTTTAAAATATATACTGCACTGCCTAGGCTTTTGCAGGTTCTTGATTATGTAGGAAATCCAGCGATAGACGGAATATCATACATTAAAACTGCCACAAAGAGTAGTCAAGACATGATAAGTAACAATCAGTTTGGCAGTCTTAAGGACTTATTATCAATGAGGAGCAATCCAGCAATATTCTATGAGTTTGGCAAATCTACTTTCACTATGTTCTCTGGAATGGAAAGGGATACCATATTACCTAACAACACAAAAATATACGGTAGTGAGGAAGATGGATTATATCATCATGATGGTACTCATGATTTTGATAAATACGTTCATAGAACCGACACTGATAATGATGATGAAGAAGGTAAACCAAATGCATATTTGACATCAGACAGCAATGATTTCCTTAACGTTAAATTTAAACTCAGTTTAAGTTTGAAAGGTGACCTTGCTGGTAGAAACATACAGGTGTTTACAATCTTAGTTCACAGGGAATATTTCTGTGATGAAGACAATAAACTAAAACACCAGTTATCAGTCATTGAACATGGAGACCTGTATGATATAAGATATTTGGAGGCAAGAGTTAATCAAGAGGATGGAGCAGATGTTAAAACGTATGTTGAGAAAATAAAACTGTCTCCTGGAACAATAGACGGTGATGCGTATAATGTTGAAGGAACTACAACTGGAAGTGAAATCGGTAGTGGAACTATTGATGGTAAAATTGACGGAGAAGATGTAACTATTGAGGTTGATGATACTAATATGACTGTATCTAATGGACACATGAGTGGTGGAAAAGGTAAAGTTAGCGGTGATTCCCAGTCATATGCACTTATACAGACGATAACATTTGACTTCAAATTCAACCCATTAAATCCTCCTACTAGTAGGCAGTGCGAAGCGTTTGGAAATTATAGTATGATGGCATACACCTTTAGATTTGAAAATAGCAAGGGTGACGTATATGATATCGATAAGGTAGATGTTACAACAACACCGCCTGTGGTTAATGAAACCACCGACCCTGTTATAATTCACTTTAAGATGAAGTGGACACAAGATATGGGTATACTTGGTGATAAAGAATGGAACGGAAATAATACACAGGTTACAATATTTGCAAAGACACAAGAGAATTTTGTTTACAAGTTAAACAAATTCAGACTTGTTGGTGTCGAGCAGCCTGGTTATAACTCAAGTACTAAAAAGGCTGATTTCGATGAAAATATAAAAAAGAAAACAACAGCTAAAATTGATGGTCAACAATAAACAATGGATGTAAAAACATTTCTTGAAGGATTTGACAGTAAGAATTCTGTCAATACCAGTGGAGGACTTAACGTACCGTTGAGGGGTAACAGGAAGCTGTTACCCTTGAATGGTGTGGAGGATGTCATCAGTGAACTTGGGGTTTACAATGACGAGAGAAGGGCGTGTAACAAGATAAGACTTACATGCCAGGTTAATCCTGTGTGTTCTAACGTCCTTTTCAACAGGGTGACAGAAATTGTTAGGGACGAAGGTAGCAGTGCTGTTACATTCCTAAACTATGGAATAAGCGGAAATACCAACATCTTTGATGATGTCGTTTATAAGCCAAAAAGCCTTGATTATTGGACTGGAAGCACCATGCGTTATCAGTATGAAGATGCTAGGCTTAAATCAAAAGACCCAGAATCAGAAATCAATGAACAAGAAAGAAGAAAAATCGAAACAACAGACCTTAAAGAAACACAACACGGGCATATAGGACATCCTACTAATGCTATTAGGGACACACAGCTTTCTAGGGTGAGAACTACAGACGGTACTCATTTCGTGTATCATTGTGGGCTTGACATACTTAATAACCATCTTATAAGAAGTAACACTTTCAAGGCTGTATGTAGGTTATCAGAACAAACGCAATATTCTGATGCAAAAAATGATTATACGGCATTCAATACTATTGCCGACCTAATGCGTGACGTAAAGGGTTATAAGGTTATAGAGAAGCTGTGCTTCCCTACCAGCTCTGGAATACCTGGCTATACCAAGTTTATACCATTGCATCTATACCTATATGAGAACCTTCTTACATTCGACCAGGCTGTACAACAGAGGCTTATAAAAAAATACAACGGATGGGTTGGGTTCAACAACAGGTCAAAAATTAAGACATATGATAATTTCCAGGATGACGAAGACCTAAAGATTGAGAGACCACTTATGTACATGCAGGGTGGTGACTTTGTTGACATGTACCCAGGAAGAGACCTGTATTCATTTGTGCCTAAGTTCAATCATTTCAGACAGAGAATCGAGAAGAACTGGAACTATTGTATAACATATCCATCTTCATCTACAACCGAAGGATTTGATGACATCATAGAGACAAATAATGATGTTAACTCATTGAAAACCATATACTTTGACGAGACAAGACGTAGCGATAACGGCACTAAGATGCTTGTTATGTATGGTAAGTCAAGACATGGACTCGCACAGGGCGATTATGTCAACATATATAAGACATATGACACAACACTCTACTGGGTTGAAAAAGGTGGGGTTCGTGTGTCTGACGAATACGAGACAGAAGCAGAGGCAGATGACGCAAGGACAATGCTTAATGCGGAAGACCCTGGTACATACACCATAAATCATTCAGATAAGCCAGTAACTGTAACACATAAGATACTTGACAACGCCGAGGTGGAAAACGTGGTTGATGATTACATATTTACAGTGTTCAACCAGGGAGTTGAGATTAGTGGACAGTGGGTTCTTACAACTGAAATGGATGTTAGGACAGAAGATAATCCAGATGGTAAGTTCACCATTGATGCCACAACAAGGAGATTCTTCATGAGTACGGATAAAACTGATTTTAACAAGTATTACATTGTAAACTATGAGGTTGACGGGGGTTATGTGAACATTGACCCTAAGGCGCAGAATATATCTTACAAAAAGGTTGTTAATGATATAGAGTGTGAGTATTATGTGAGGATTTTCTCAAGACTTCCTAACTTCAAGTATTCAAGTGGTGATACATCCAACGAATACGAGATATACAGGGAAAGAGAGGATAGTGACGGTAGAAACCTCGTACAGATATACCAGCAACCAGACTATGATTTTGAGAGTCATGTAAGCAGGCTGGCATTTGCTAAGAACATATATACTGATGAGGTTGGACAGATAGTATTCACTGATGATATAGACCTTTCATATCTGAAGGATAATCTTGGCAGGCCTCTGTCCGAGGTGTTCCTTACCATCGTGAAGAATAATAAGGGATATAAGGAATGGTACGGTTTTGATGGCGTTAATGTCAACATTAATTCATCAAACGTTGAATATTCCCATTGCTTCGGAAAAATTACCTGTGGCTTTAAGATGTCTGACGAGTCAATATATGACAAGGATACAAAAAATATTAAGAAGATAACCAACATAGAATGTATATCACCTGGATATAACATAGACTTAATTAATCCAGAAAGGAATACTGATAATATCACTAGTGAGGAAATAGTGTTTGATAGGGATATTAATTATTATGGTGACTTGTGTTATTATGACAACTACAATGCTATCGAGAGGGTCATACAACCTATAAAGCACAGATTCAACACAGCACAGAGGGAATCAGTCAATTCATCAAAAAAAGAGACATTTTCAGGCTTCTCATACGACGAGATAAGATATGATGATTATGACACTAATGATTTCTTAATCAATACCAATAATCATTCTAACTGTAACAACAAGAAGGAAGGGTATTATTATATTCCTCATTACCAGATACCTATAAGGACATATGATGTGGTTCGGACGGTTCTTCCAGATTTCTTAACGATAAGGACGCTGGTTAATAATCCAGGTGGTTCAACAACAATAGGAACTCTTCAGAACCATTATCTGTCACCAGGTGATAAATCAGTGATATATGACATGGAAACTGACAAGTATTATTACTGTACAACAACAATAGGAAGTATTGACAATCCTAAGTCATATACATGTACGATATGTACTGAAAATGGAGAGCCTACGACTGACATAGATGGTAATAAAATTTCACAGTACAAGCTATTTAAGATTGACAACCTTGACGTTCCATCATATGCTAAGATACTGAAGGACGGTACTTGCAGGATAGTATGGAGAGACCTGGTGAACAATGGCTTTAACTCAGCAGACGACACTATTGAGGAATATCCGTTTACAAATGGTGCGTTCTACATAAACAAGAGGGTAGACTTGTATCTGAGGAGACAAGACCCAGAGAATAGGTACGGACTATATGCCGACGATGATATTGAAGGAGTATTGCCACCTATAGAGGACGAAAATAATTATGCTAAAGAAGAGGATATAGAATGTTAACCTATAGCATTAAACTTGACGATAAGAGCATACGTAGAGATGAATTGGTTTGGAGTGAGAAGTATCTTGCTCCAGACCGTTCATTCGTTTCTGGGGTTACAAGCCAGGACTATCATTTGGAGAAGAAGGATTACATAGCCTTCTCCATCGGTGATGAAACGAATACAAGCTCACTCCAGTTATCATGTGATAATGTGACAAGGAACGGTTACATTAACATCAAGGCTAAGGCGTATGACATCCAGTCTGGAGTAACGAAGGATTATATGACTGGTGAGGAGTATACATACGATTATGTGGAGATAAACGGTGTCATATATTATATTAGTGCTGATACAGAGTCAATTACAGTTAATAACTGGTTAAAAGAGGATTGGCATCTTGACGACGATGGGGAATATCGTGTAAACATAATAGAAGGCGATGTTACTGGTGTTGTTAGTGCAAGCACGAAGTCCGTATATCTTGATACAATCGTATGGATTGAAGATGAAACTGTTACCATAGATGGCGAGAAATACATCTTCGATAGATACGAGTCATCTTCTGACGCATTATCCCCTGGCTGTATAAAGTATTTTAATGATGGGGAGTGCCTTTCACCATCAGCAATAACAAAGACGGATAAGAATGAGATATACTACTATCATTTCCCAAGGGAAACTGATTATCTGTATGTTACAAAGTTCATACTAAGACAGAAAGAACAACAGCTACTTGATTTTGATAGGATAAGTTTCTGTAATTATTTTTACTATGTTAAGTATAAGGACAACTACTGCCCTATAAGGGTTAGTGGTGGAACTGATACAGAGCCAGGGCTTTATGTGTGCGACGTTCCTACTAGGCTGTATACGGAGATTGAGAAGATTAACGAGGAGAACTATTATAACATTAGTTCATTTACAGTGTATTATGACGATGGTGAAACTCCTGGGCAGGCAGTTACCACTTCCTTAATAAGGAGAATGAACCAGTTGAAAACTATTGACTGTTATATTGTCTTGGAGGATGCGAAGTTACAGGTTGATAAGCTGCTTCAGAACGCCAATCATGGCGATGAAATCGCAATATACCTATCTAACAGTACGGTAAACGTTACAACTGATGACATTATAACGCTTGAGAATGTTGGTAACGAGTCATATATAAGCCAGTTGTATGAAATGGGCGATGAGCTGTTTGCGTTGTATAACAACAAGAAATACAAGGTCATTGACAGACTCTGTGATAAGGTAATGATTAACAATCATGAATATCCGATAGAGTATATAAACGGTATAAACGCCAACGTAGACTGCCTTGTTGATATCATGGGTGAGAAAGTCCCCATGAAGATAAAAAGTACAAGTGGTGGAAAATACGGTGCTGGCATTCTTGAAAGATATGGTGAGACTATATCTGCTACATCAAACACATCAGTGGTAGTTACCTATGACATAGTGCCTCATAACGGTATTACTGTAAAAAATATTAACTATGAGATTGTCAGTGGTGAAAATGGTAATAACATTACCGTTGAAATAAGCGATAGAGTACCGTTTGAGTTCGTAATAGAGGATATAGAAGGTAGTTCACTCCTCATATGTGAGCCTAATTTCCCTTTGCGTGAATTCGACGATGAATTCAGAGACAAGGTTAACGAGAACATATGTGATTATTTCGTTACAAACCAGGATACCACTTCGTTGTATATCAAGGATAGTTCATTTGGTTTCCGTGACATTACAAGTGACGTTGGGTATGTTAACGGTGATTCAGAACCATTGTCATCAAACAATAACTACGACCTATTCGAACATCTTATACTGTATGTTGACACAGCTCACATACATATACCAGTTAAGTTCGACATGAACGTTGCCAATAACATGATACAGGAAGAGGTTGTTGAGGAAGATTTCTACGCTGTTGAGAAGAAAAGGGCTATAAACCCTATTGTTGACATGGAGAAGGACACATATATACCAAAATATATAACAAGCAATAATGGTTTATACAATGGTAGCAATACAGATTTCCTTCCTATAAGTGAAATGGAGATTAACCTTCACTTCAGAACCAGAAACCTTGACAACTGGAGGGTGAATGACGGTAATGCTGACGTAAGTATGTCTGGACATTCTGACAACTGGTTCGTGACTGACTTCTACCCTTATAGTGGCATGATAGCTACTCATGGAGAAATATTGCAGAATACATCAGACCTTATGGGTTTATTGTATTTTACCAACGATGACATATACTACCAGAAGAATAAGGTTGGAAAATCATTCCTTAGGTTCTCCTATTATGATTCACCAGACCCTAACACACAGTCATTATTAGCCACTTCCACAGTCTTTATGGACGAACACAGGATGTTCAAGAAATATATTGACAACTCAAGGAAGAACATATATGACTATGGAATCGTTGAGGACAACCCATATCCAGATGAGGAGTTAAAGAGGAGTGTAAACAACAAGATTTCTGTAATGACAGAGCTTATTGGAAAGCACAGGCACAAGCCTAAGAGAACGACGTATGAAGCAAGTGAGATATCAGCAACATCACTAAGTGGCGATACCAGGAGAATAAGCTCAAGGATGATTATAAACAACAAGTATGAGACGGATACATCTTCTGAAGGATTTTATCTATATATCTTCAAAGAATACTCTGAAAATTTACACCCAAAACCTATTTATATGAAAGTCGAATTCAACCATGCTGGGGTAGGTAGGACGATACCGTTCATAGTGCCTATGCATTGGGTAGATGCAGCTGCTGAGACATACAAGAATAACGTCGTTAACATCAAGAATCCAGACAGGAGACTGAGGCTTAGTGCGGCGACAGATGTAACTGAAATGAAGACTGGATATCCGCTTTCTTATGTCTACGCACAGACCTACATTCCACTGTATGCTGTGTATGACTTCAAGAAGAAGGAATATGGATACGTATTCGACGAAAGATACATAGGCAAACCAGCAGATAATAATGGAAGAATCATACTTAACCTGTTCGAGCTTAAGATAGCTGACGAAAGTGCTTCAGCAAGTGAACAAGAAAGGGCTAACGTAACGAAGGGAAGGGCTACCAAGGCACTTATCAATATAAACACAAAACAATTCGAGGAAAAAGATTTTAATTAAAAATGAGAACCATACAAAGTAAGATTTCACTAGAGCCTATGACATCAAGGCTTCCTGGTATGTTCCCAGCATACCAGGACAATGTGCTTTATTTCTTCGATGAGAAGTCATTGGAGGAAAGGGAGTATGAGTTTACCAGTAACTACGGTATGATACCAGTAAACGTCATGGTTGAGTATGACGAAAATGGCAATACGTGGAATCTGGTGTATGACTCTCATTGCTATGGAACGACCCTTGGTACTGATGAATTGTGTTATGATGGTGAGGAGTACGATGTTTTCGATGGAAACCGCTATGATAAACATGATATATTCAATCATTTGACATTATCATGGGATACTCTTAGCGATTGGTATAATTTTTTTACAGATTATTACCACTTGCTTAATGACTGGGGACATTGTGGTACGGCATATTCCAGTGCAACACATTATTATGCTGGAGAATCTAGTAACGGATATCTCGAACAGCTAAAATATGGCTCTGATAGAGATACTTATGCTGAGCTTGACACGCTGTTCGAGGAAAGGGGAGGCATTGTTTCCTCATATACCTGTTCGGCAACAGCGACAACCAAAGTTGGTAATGTGGTTAACTATAAGTGTAACTTTGACAAGTGCAGTGCCCATACAATCATAACGGAAAGCTTTGATATTGGGTTCTACAAGTGGATTTGCGACAATATAATTCCTTCCTTCGTGATTCCAGTTCAGTATAAGGACTACTGGAGGCGTGACAGGCTTTATTACCCAGACGTAATAAAGTGGTACAGTTGGATGAACGACAGGAAGAGCTATAGCGGTACTACTGAAGAGCAATTGGAGATTTACAACTGCTCTGCCTCTACAGATTGCTGTGAGTGTGAGGATTGGTTCAATAGAGGTGGTGGCGACATGCTTAACCAGATGAAAACGTGGCATGAGTCAGTGAGTGGGAAAATAGAGTCAAACAACGACATAGTAAGACAGCACATAGAATGTGCGATACCTACCATTATAACACCACTTTCACTACAGGTTTCTATTGATGATTTAGGTGAATTCAGTATATTTTCTAAAGAGTATGAGCTTGGCATAGACTACAGGACTGTGAAGACAGAAACTGGAGAAACTGGCACAATAATACATTACGAGGAGAACAACTCCAATACTGGTACTGTGGTGACGATGAACGGTGAGTCAAAGATACTTACTGGAGGAACTGGTTTCGCCTATGACGAAAGGTACATGGAGAAATATGTCTGCAAGTGTAATAGCCAAAACTGCGGATATGAAGGATATTTTACAGATAAGTGCCCTAAATGTGGGGGTAGCGACATTAGCATCATAGGCTGGAGTGCATACACCCCAAGCTGTACCACTGTGGCATGCTCTTTTGAGGAGTATGACGATGCATACAGAATGTCTAACTCTGGATATACAACTGCTGATACCCCTACTCGCACGGCTTATACGCAAGGTGATTTGTATTATTATACCTTTAACAAGGATAATGTACGAATAGTAGCTGATACCGAGGACGAATTAAGAAGCAAGTTGGCGGTAAAATACCCTATAGAGAGACGTGACGCTATATTCATAAACGGTACGCTATACGACATACAAAGAGAGGAATTCGGTGTGTATGACCAAAACTCTTCTTTCTTGAGTGGTAAGACATTCTTTGTGTACAGGGAGGAATATACCGACACACCATATACGATAATAAACGGCAAGAAGATATATGCAGATTTCTATCCGTTCAGTGGCACATGCAGTCAGTTCTTCTATTTCCCATTCTTCAAGCAGGCTAAGAAGGATAATGACAGCACCTGTAGTGCTAGTACCTTCAATCCTGGGAACTATAAGCCATTCCCAAGAACCAGGACTACGTTGAAGGATAAGGATTACATCGAATTCATCACTTATGCTGGTACGCAGCATATCGTAAGTGAAAGCGGGGTGACAATAAATGACATAGAACATCCTAGGATATGCAGTGGAACTTGTGATACTCCAGACGGTGAGTTATTAATAACCAATGTAACACTGAATGCCAACTACGATTATGAGGTGTCCCAAACAGGTAATATAATCTATCACTTGAATGGAAGCAACATTGACATATATGACCAGAACGTTGAGGAATACACTGTAATACCTGCTGAGTTTGTCGTACAGAAAAAAGTTGACGATAACATAGATGTGTATGTCGGCGGTATATTGTCTGGTACTTCTGGGTCAAAGATATATAACCTTCGTTCAAACTCATTGCTGAATGACGACATAGCAAATGTCATTGAGGGTTTGTATGATATAGGTAACAAGTATAATCACCAGCCACCAGAAGGAGAGAGACTAGAGCCAATCTACCAGGTTGGAAACGTGGCTAACATACAGAGGTTCAGTTTGACGATAGAAGACCAGAAAGACCTTCCTAAGTCAACTACAGCTGTAAACTATTTTATAGGCGACATCATAACCAAGATGAGGTTCTACTACAGGGACGTTGACGGGGAGGAAGTTGCTGGTACAAGCTTTGAAGCCGCCACTCCAGTAAACGGCGAATACACCTCGTTGGCAGCGATAAACCTTGCTAGAGCTGAGAAAGCTAGAATCGAACAATTACCAATAGGTGAGGATGACCATAAAATATTATTCGATGATGACATCTATTGTGATATAACATACTACATAGGTGCTACGTTGCAGAGAAGTGGAGACACAACAACTCTTGCTGGAGAGACAAGTCCATACCAGATGGCTGTTGACACTGGAAACAAGAAATTTAGTAGTGGCGTATGCTACAATGAAACCGTTAAATTTGTTGAGACGGAGGTACAGTATTATCTTAGGACTGAGGATACAAAACAAATCCCAACCAACAAGAATAAGGCATCAGCGCATACCATAAGCTATCCAGTTGTATGCTATACACTTGTACAGGTAACAGAGAAGATAAAGTCTCATTATGACAACTACTATTATGATGCAATGGCAACATTCACAATGCCAATGAAGGCTGATACTGTTGATTTTATGAGATATAACGGGAAACAGACGATTCCAGTGTTCAGAGAAGAATATAAAATGGGTACAGCATGCCCACAAAACACGGATATTAATATTTATATAGACAGAAAGGTTAATGCAGCCTTCGAAAAACACCTCAAACTTGGAGAGGTAACGAGCTTGGAGGCACTTGAGCAGTATACCAATGGATATTTTAAGATACAAAACTAATATACTAAAAATTTTTATGTAAAATGGCTATTGGAGCTTACGGTTTTTTTACAATGTGAAACTCATGGGGTAAAAATAATCTACTTTAATTATAATGATAAAATAATTAATTTAAAAAATAAAATATTATGAGCGTTGGATGCTACGGTACTACGATACCTATCAATATCGCTAATGTTGATATACCAAATTTGGTTGACATATCATACTGTTATCATGAGAAGAGGTCTTATGATTCATTGAGTAATGCTAATTTCCACAGGCTTGACTCAGCCATTCTTACGCAGGCTAGGAGAGAAAAGGCTACTGGTGATGCTGACGAGTTCGTTGAAGGTATGTACAACCTTCAGCTTCCACTCAGTGAGTTCAATAAGAAGGGTTTCTACACCGTCTACATCAAGCCTAGGGAGATTGAGGCTGTGATTGCTGATGTCAGTACCCTAACAGCTTTCTCTGGTGTGACTGGTATTGTCATCGATACTACACAAATTAGAAATTCAAGTATAAGAACCAAGGCACAGAAGAACAATGAGCTTGTGGGATATAGGATTATATACCTTGATGATAACGGCGCAAGACAGGACTACTACAGGATTATCACCAGTAACAACAGGTGTGAACCAGTCGTACAAGCACCTACCTCATCAAGTGATAAGTCATATACGTACAGGTTTGAGGATTCATCGACCCTTACGTTCATAACGGTATCCCCATCTTCTGCACCTAGTTTCAGAAGCAATGCCCTTCCATACATAGGAAAGCCTACGCAGAAGATATTGCTTGTCAATACGTTCTTCGAGCCAATAATGCTTGACATTGAAATGACCACACATAATGCTGACACCATAAGCTACATGCTTGAGAATAGTCAGCTCAGAGACCTTGACAACGGTCTTGTGACGACGTTCAATGACAAGAACGAGATTTACTCACAGTCAGAGCACTTCACGCTCAAAGACCAGTACACAGGAAAGCCTGTATACGAAGTTAAACACAATAAGAATAATTCAATTGACTTTAGCCAGACAATTGATGATAAGATAAGCTAAGAAAATGCCACTTATAAAGAGTCATTCAAACTATGTGCTTAAATCAAAGCACCAGACCATTAACGACGGTACAATCTGGGAGAGGGATATTACTACTATCGGTGGACTCAACCAGTTTGCACCTGGACAGACACCTATATACAAGAGCAGCAACTTCATCATCACCGTGAGGGATGATAATAGGCTGACGAACCAGTATGCCACCAAGAAATGGGAAAAGACTCAGAGTGGTGACGTGTGGACTCTTGAGACATTGAGTAGCATGACCTCAGACTATGATGAGGAGAACGACACCAAGATTGTCTTAAAACGTGACTATTACGATTTCAGAGACTTCGCTTATTATGGCTCTCTTACAGAACTATTTAGGTCTTCTTTAACTGATATAATGGATAGATTCCCAGGGGAAATGTTTTTCTCTGGTGAGGAGGCTTATTACAAATACTCCCACGTTGTAGACGGTGAACTAATAGAGGAGACATTCCAGGTTGGTAAGAAGGTTGTTGCAGAAGAAATTGACGACAAATGTGTTCTTAAGGAGGTAGACTACGAAGATGAAAGATTCAAGGGCTACTATTATGAGCTTAAGAACCCATTCGGCATTAACATTTACTCAACGAAGCGTCCTGTTGGTGCTAACCCATTAAGGTATTTCGCTGAGGGTGGTTATCTTAACTTCAAGCTGGTTAACATCTGTGAAGACCAGGAATGTAATTTCACTTGGCCAGGAACTCTTGTTAAGAGAATCTGTGTGCCTAAGTGTGGCGATGATACTTGTGACTGTGAAGCAATAGAAAACATAACGCCTCCAGTTCCATCATGTAACTGTGACGCAATAGATAATATTACAGACCCAGTTCCATCATGTAACTGTGACGCAATAGATAATATCACAGACCCAGTTCCATCATGTAACTGTGACGCAATAGATAATATCACAGACCCAGAGCCAGAAGTTTCAAGGCGTTCATTGAGGGCTGCTGCTAAGTCTGGAGGAAAGAGTAATAGCGAGAGCACTGGTGAGGAAATAACCGATAACTGCCCAGCAACTCCTACTGTTATTGATGTAAAAGTTTTTATAGACCCTTCTGGTAAGATTCATTACATGTATAAGGATACAAGTTTGAATGGATATCATCTTAGGCCAGACAGTAAGTTCATTGTCGAGTTCTATAATGATTCAAATGCGTTCGAGAAGCTTATACTTAATTATGAAGCAGCACCTAGATATAGTTCAACGTTCTCAGTGATACGTGAGAATGAGTTCGGATATTTCAGAAGGTTTGAAGACTTTACATTTCCAACATCAGAAGGTGGATATAACCCTACAGTTGACGATGACTTCATAAAAGACTTGCTTGAGATTGGTGAGTTCTATGATGAGAGGTTTACGGATAACCTTTGGCGTTCAATGACACACGAGGCTATTAAGAACTTCGACTGGACTTTCACACGTGAATATGAGGACGGTGAGGAGATAGAGTTTGTCGCTGGAGGCAAGAAGATACAGAAGGCACTTAGAATCTTCGCAAGAGAGTTCGATGAAATCAAGTCATTCATTGATAACATAAGGTTCATGAATAGGATAACCTATGATGAGAGAAGTAATATGCCAGACTACTTCCTGTCAGATTCGTGTGAACAGGACGGATGGGATATCAAGTATATTATGCCTTATGAACTTGAGGAGAAATATATTGACAATAAAGGAAATATTGTGGTAAATAAGGACTACACAAATACTGAAAACCAGTTAAAGAACATTGTTAGTGATAATGTATACTTCACACGTGAATATTCACAAAAGTCAAAGAATACAGTAAAACCATATACAGAGAAGAACATAAAGGATGGAAGTGCGCACGGTTACTTCTATGACTGTTCAACCAAGGCTGGAAAATGTAATTTCACTTGCTGGTTGAATGAGGCATACAGCAGCGATACTGGCTGTAATCTAAGAGTGGCTAGTGCCCTCACTCAGAACCCAGACACTTCTCCTGCCGACCTTTGTACGCCAAAATACGAAAGTGTTGCAGTACTTACACGTAAGGATGGCACGGACAGACTTACTGACAGAATCAAGTCATATACCGATGAAACCGAGTATTCTTACATGGGTGTCAACAACGAGTTCCTAAGAAGATTATCCCTTAATTCCAAGTATATATGGAGGCATAAGGGTACTATAGATGGTATCGAGATGATTCTTGGTATGTTCGGACTCAAGAGTAAGAGGTGGCTTGATAGGATGAACTGTAACGACATGATATATACAGATGAGGGTTATGTCTGTCAACCAAGCCTAAGATATAAAAGTAAAGATGCGTGTTGTACACCAGAACAAGAAGAACCAGATAAGTGTAGTAGTTGTAAAACAGTTCCAGACTATGAGATTAGGGAGTACACTTCATTTGCTAAGAGAATTGAGGAAGAGTGGGACGTGGAGCACCAGATGTACAGGATTGACTGGGTTAATACGACCAAGACCCTTGTATATGACTACAGGTTTCAGTCCAATTATACACTTCCAGGAAGTATCGGATACACTGGCATACCTTACCAGGGAATACCAGTATCCTATAGGGAGGAATATAGTGGATATACAGATGATAAAAAATATTTGACATATGGCGCTGATAATAGCAAGGAATACTATGTAGATGCATACGGTAATAAGATACCTAAGAGATACCTTTATCCTAACTTCAATAAGTATGAACAACTAGACGGAAACCCATACTTCCAGATGGACGGTGGATGGTTGGCAAAGAAAATAACTGGTATATCTACAGCTACAGAAGGTGAAGAGCCTACAGAGGAGGAAACCGCATACAACTTCCAGTTTGATGTGGATGATAATATTGTATACAACAAGTATGTTCCTTCTGGCTATGTGACCACGAACGGCTTCATAAATGATAACCATGCGTTGTATAAGGAGACCATAAGAACCATAAGAAAGGTTGACAGACTCAGTGAGCTTGTTACAGTACCTCAGATTGAGCTACATGACGGCTCTATATATTATGTTGACAAGGTTGGAAACGACGTTGCCATAATAAACGGAGAAGTATACGACGTAAATCACCAGGGTAATCTCAGATATGTTACATATAGGAAGATTGATGGATTCATTGGAGTTGGTGACAAGTTCTTTGACGAAACAATCGTAGTGTATGACAAGGAAGGAAGAATTACGACCTACAGTCTTTATGACAAGGAAAATGGATATGAGCTAAGGGCTTATTTCAAAGACACAATAGAGAATGGTGTTGTAACAAATACCGATTTCAAGACTTATAACGGAGATAACCCAGCATATACCATCGACTCTTTCCAGATAATATCAGATGCAGTCGAAGACAATGAATTGCTCACCAATTACTATATCATCGACGATGTGTCATTCTCAGATACGATTGCCTCTTCAGACCTCAAATACGGATGGAGAAGGTTGAAGACAACTGACCACGAGTACATGAGGATAAACACCATAACCAACTACTACAACGGTAACAACGGGCACAATGGTAATATGGTATATGACAGTGGCCACGAGTATTTCACATACTTCAACAGAATATTCAAGTATGCTTATGATACTGATAACTTTGATACCAGGTGTTATACGGATGGATTTGACTGGCTTGGAGGTGAGGTATTCAGCTATGGATTCTCTGGACTTATAGACAGTAATGAGGAAATCAAACAGTATGACAAGTTCATACTTGACGACGAGAAGATTCACTACTTCGGAAACTTCAAGGACAACCCAGACCCAGACGGTGCTCAGCTCAAGAAGCCAGTACGTGAAAGAGACTACTCAATTAAAACCCTTTATACCTATGGAGATAAACATAAATATGCTGTTTCAACAGGTGCTGAGGGTGAGACAGATGCTCAGATAATAGAATCAGCTAACACAGCAATATCCAGGTCTCTTGGATTGGCAAAGAAGGATAATACTGGTAAGTGGGAAACTGTAAGCGGTATTACTGTTAGTGGCTATACGATTACTGACATGCCTACATACAGTGGAAGCGTTCTTGCTGAAAAGGGCATCATAGATAGCCCTACCAATCTGGACGGTATAGACGACGTTACTAACCAGATTCTTAACAACAAGAGAATTAAGATAATATTCAACATGAAATATGACTTCAACAGCAAGGAGGGACAGTGTGAGCTTAAGTATATAGACGATATTGTTATGAACTATCTTACACAGCTAGTTCCTTCTACTGCAATCTTTGATGTAGAGTATAACTATTGTAACTTCAATTACAACAAGTGTTAAGTATGAATACTGAATACAAAATAATAGGTCCTGGTGATAAAAAGACTAATCCAATAATAGTGGAAGTGGACGGAAGAGAAACGTCTGCTTCCATAACTTATACTGTCAGAACTTCAGAATCGGCTGATTGTAATACATTTTCAACCGATAACACCTATTATCACATAATACCGTTAGAACCATTGAAGTGCGACGATGCCGATAAGCCTAATGACGTAACGTCGGTAACGGTCAATCTTGGTGTTGACCCACAAGACCCAGATAAACAAATAACAGCACCATTGTGGTATAAAGTAACACAGAAGAAATATGACTGTGAAAAAGGCTGTGCTGGCAATGGCGTGTGTGATGTCATAAGGGCATGGACTGTACCTTATTTCATAGGTGATGACCTGGCTGCTGACAGTGACGTAACAATCTACTATGAGTACTTCTACACCAAGACAGACCCCAACACCCATCAAATATGTGGAAGGGAACAGAAGATAGGTACTAAGGTATATAAGAAGAGTGAGCTTCCAGCAAACCCAATCGAGTTCACAACAGATGAAGGTTGTCCTATAAAAGTTACAACTGCTGATACAATAGACGGCTGTGCATCAGAGCCTAGCGTAGACCTAACGGTTTCATTCACTACAGTACCAGGGGAAATTCCTGCAACTGGAGGAAATGTAACCATAGTATGCAGCTATAAGAGGGTAGAGATTGATGAGAAGTGTAATAGGAAGGTAAGAAGTGGTTCGTTCACAATAGAAGAGGAAATTACCGAATGTCCTAACACCTCACTTGAATGCTGCTTTGACCATGACGTTTTTGTTACAATAACAGTTGCTGATATAATACAATACTCACATACAACAGGTGAAAATATCAATGTATATTACAACAATAATAAAGTTACAGATATCATTAAAGTACCAGTAAGGATGCTTGCAAGGCATGACGGCGTTTGTAGCGACGCATGTATGGAGAGTGTGACGTGCTGTGTTACAAGCCCTGTTAGAATATACTATGAGAAAAAGTTTAATAGCGATATCTGGGGTGAAGAGGGAGTTGGCAGCGTACCTTGCACTGGTGGAAGAATAAAGGTAGAATGGGATTACATAGCTTATTCAAAATGCACAAAGCCTGTTAATCTGACATATAACGAGATATGGATGATAGGTGGTTGTGACGAGAGCACAAGACCAGACATATATGAGGTTCTGTTTAAGAAATGGGATGAGGAGCATTGTCGTGACTACCCTCATGAGAAAGTTGGAGAAGATTACTTTAACAAAGTTACCGTACAGCCAACACAAGACCCATGTCCGTGCGGAGGACAGCCAGTTACCTGTGACTGTGGTGCAATTGATGATATTACTGTAGAACCAATACAGCCAACAGAGGTGGAGAAGTTACATTTAGATTAAAAGAATAAAACAATAGAATATGTTACAAATAGACAATAAGAAAAATAATTATTTGCTGGATTTGAACGAAGTACCGTATGATTCACATACCATAAACATCAAGTCGGTTGATGATAAGGGTAATAGGCTATCATGGGGTATAGAGTTCATATCATCAGACAAAATCCAGGCGCATGCCAACGGTATTGATGAATTAATCGTAGAAACGCCCCTGGATAGCATAAAAACTGATGAGTATATACTTCTTAGGAACTACGCCAAGGAACGCCTCAGAGTGGATTTAAAACCTAATCTGGAGGCAATAAGACCCAAATCATATAAGTTCAAGATAAGTAGTAAGAAAACAGACGGAAGGAATGTTAAGATAAAGATACTGTCGAAGGATGGTAACAATGAAGTACCTTGGGAATGCTCCTATGATGGCAAGCCATTGACATATACAATAACTCCATTCTCCAGTGAGATTGGTGAGCATGTCAAAATAGAGCCAAGGGGCGACATATTCGGAGAGATAGAAACCGTAATTAGGTTTACACAGAGTAAAAGTGGTAATGAGATTGAACTAAAGTTGAAACAGAGTAACGACTCAGTGGAAATAATAAAAGCTGATTAGAAATTAATCAGCTTTTCTTTGTCTTCATCAATATCTTCCATTTTCTCTATTTCCATATCATACAGATTGTAGTCCGATTCAATATCTACGAACTCGTAAGCACCGTGTTCTATATCCCATACAGCGAAGCCATGCTGTGATACCGTTTCTCCGAATGTCTGTTGTATGAGTGACCCAGGATATACAATTTCCACATTGCCACGTTTCAGTGACTGCCTCTTATGTATGTGTCCTGCCATGACGTAGTTACACCCCTCGAACGTATCACCTTCGACACCTTCATCAACGACGCTACCGTTATTTAGTGTAGCACCAACCACCATGCCATGATAAAGACCTATAACAGTGGCATCTGGATTCTTCGTTTTTGCATCATCTATATCTGGCCTCATGAAGTCATCATAGATGGAATATAACGCCCATATGACGTTATCATCATTGATGCAGTTGCTGTTGTAACCTGTAATCATATCCAGGAAGGTACAGTTCTCGAATTTAGCCGTATTGAACAGTGCGGTAAGAGTGTCTGTCCTTGATGTGTTGTTTACAACCAGGTCGTGATTACCAGCGTACACTACGACTGGGGCTATCTCTTCCAGTTTCCTTAGGAACAGGCTGGAGAATACGATAAGCTCATTGCTTATGTTGTTCTTCTGGTTTACGAGGTCTCCAGCTATAAGGATTCTTACCTCTCCTTCCTCGTATCTCTGTGCTATCTCCCTACACTTCTCTACGAATTTCTCAAGCTGTTCGGCGTATTCCTCATGGCGTTGGAAATTATGTATGTGTATGTCAGCACAATGGATTATACATTTTATCATTGTTCAATTAATTTGCATAGTTTATTTAATTTTTCATAAGTTCCATACTTCATCATTAGCTCCATTGCTATACGCTCCCAATACGAATGTCCTTGTTCAGTGGAACACCAATCAAAGAGATATGTCTTATAATAATGGAACAGGTCGTTTATGGTCTCGCACTCTCGTATTTTTTCAAGACGACCTTGTAAATATGTGTTATACCAGAAATCTTTACATACTCCATATTCAGACAATAATTTACTGAGTGGTATAATCCACTTGCAATTCATTGTCTTGTTGTAAAGTCCTTGTTCACATAGCAGTTTCTTTAGATAGTAAACTCCATCCTTAAAATCTTTCTCGTGCATGCTTCTTTTCCTTTTACCTAGTCTAGCCATAATATAGTGCAAAGATATATATTTTTTTCGTAAAAAACAAATTTTTGGTAAAAATAGTTACATACAAAATATTTATGTAAAGATTAAATGTTTATAGAAATATGGCAAGTACAATAGACAAACCAGGAAAATATAAAATAACTGTAACAATGTCTACTGGATATGATGGATGCGAGGTAGCATTCAATCCACCAGATAAAGTTACAGTAACTCCTTTGGGCAACAATGTATACGAAATTGATGTTAAAGAAGGGGCAAAAGGAACTATACAAGTGTTGGTAAATGACGACCATTGCAGTGATAATGATATAATCATCAATGGAGAAACACCTTGTAACTGTGGTGATTTGACAATTCCAGAGACTTCATACACATGGTCAGCAACTGATGATAGCAGTAAGAAACATTCATTTACTATTTCATCTGCATCTTGTATAACAAACATTACCAAGAGTTTACTTACCCATTTCGATGCGGTATTTGAAAGTGGCAAGGTTACAATAAATCCAAAAGGACCTAATACTGGACAGCAGCCTTATAACGATATACTTACTATTTCATATAAAGCTGATTCAAATACTTGTAGTAGTGCAATAACACTCACACAGAATGCAGCTACTTGTCAAGCAAGTACTTGTTATACTGTAAATGGTGATGCAGTAAACACATCTACAGTCGCATACGATGCACAAAACGCAACTGTTGAATGGGATTATGTCGAAACAGTTATAACACCTCCAGATTGCGTACCAGTTACGACAACTAAACACGCTAGTACAAGTGTGACTTTAACCGAAGTTGCAACTTGTAATGATGTTGAAGAGACTGGACAATTCACGTGGGCTGGGCATAAGGCTTGTAATGGCGGTACTAGTGATATGACGGTTAACTGGAAGGTAACTAAGCAGAAACCAGCAGGATGTGATTGTGGCTGTGGCGACTTAACTGTTGAAGCGCCTTCTAATATTCAAGCCGAGGGTGGTAGTGGGGTTAGTTTAGGAAGAATAACCCCAGGTTGTGTTGAGAACGTTAAGATTACTAGTATTACCTATAATGGTTCAGAGAGTGGATGGATTACTGCTACAACCAGCGCAGATTCAATAACTAGTGCTTTCGAACTAACTGGAAATGTTGCAGACTGGAGTAGTGAGACAGGCTCTCAACCAAGAACTGCTACTGTGACGGTTACTGGAAAAACCATAAATAATCCTAACTGTTCAACATCATACACGATAACACAGGAGGCTGCTGGCTGTACCTGTCAGAATGGATTTGGTGGTGCTACTGCTCAAACATTACCAACAAAGATAGTTGGTGGCGATGAAATAACTGTATGGAAAGTTGATAAAACTTGTGGACAGTTATATGCTATAACAGAAGGTAACTGCATTGCTAGTAGCGGAGTTTCTGAAAGTGGCGGCTATTATTATATAACAGCAAAGACATCAGATGTTTCGTCTAGCTGCAATTTTAAGGTTGGCTATCAGTTAAAGGTTAATGGCGAAATTTGTACGAATGCTACAGGAATGTCAGATAGTATTACAGTAGAACCAGCAATTGAATGCGATTGTAGAGATTTGACGGTAGTAACAAGCGAAGGCGAAGTAATTGATTGGGGAGAACCGATAATTCTCGCATCAGCTGATAAAGAATATACATTTACTTATAAATTCAAAGAAAATAAGGATACATGTTTTGAAGGAACTGACGTAACCTTCTCTTATGACTCTACAGATGCAGAATATTTCATAATCAGTACTGGAACAACAGGAGGTAAAAGCTACATCAGTATAAAGCCAAATCCAAATGAAGACCCTAATCAGATAAACATATACTTCAATTACACGCTATCAGATGGTACAAATTGTTCAACTCAAGGTGGAAACTATATAACCATAATTTATAAACCAGCTTGTAAATGTGAAGAATTGCTGCCTGACGATGCTTGTATACAAAGGCAAGTTCCAACAGCAGCAGGAACTTATCCATTGGGAACATTCGGAGTTGTTGGATGTGGTGAATTTAGTGGAAAATCAACATCAAGTCAAGTTGATAAGGTAATAATAACTGAAAGTGATGATGGTTATGACGTTAGTGTTAAACTTTACAAGTTCACGCCAACAACAAGTCAGCCAGATGCACCAATTGATATTGATATATATTCGCTTGAAAGCGGTCAAGCATTAGCAGATTGCCACCATATATATACAATATGGCAGAAGGAAGACTATGTTAATTGCGATAGGGTACGTAAGATGAATTTTGTAGATGACAACCCAGCACATACATCAAATGTTAATGCATACTTGGCAAAACTAAACGATGACGATGGAGTTATTGCTTTCAATGCGCTAAGTGGAAGTAATATAATCACATCATTTAGTACAGAGCATGATTGGATAGACGCATCAACAATTTATGTTTTCAACATTACAAAAAATACTATATATCTCAGAGGTAAAATCGAGGCTAACCCATCTGCTCAGACTAGAACAAATACAATTACGATAAATTATGATAAAGATAAGTTAAGGAAAATATACGGAATTTGTGAAGACTGTATAAACCAGCCTTTCACTGTTACTGTAACACAGCAGGGAGACGAATCACTTAATTGCAACTGTCTAGAGCTTAAAGAGATTGAAATTAGATATTTTGGCGCTGAATCATCATTCAATAGTGACAATCTTAGAAACGATTGCTTCGTCACTGGTCTCAAGTTTACCCCAACAGGAACTATTGTACCAGGTTATGAGAGTGCATTTAGTGACCCAAGTGCTTTCTTTACTGAGGATAACTATGTTGCAGTAAATAGCTGGTTGTCAATTAACTTAGATATTAGGTCATATACTACTTCGCCAGAGAAATGCTATCTACATGTAGCATATAAAGCTTTAGCAAATACTGGAAGTGAAAGAGACTATACCTTTAAGATAAAGCTTAACTACGACTCTGCTAAGCAGTCAGAAGAGTGTATATGGGAGATTAAGTTTACACAAGAAGCTGTGGCTGACGTAACTTGTCAGCAGTTGTTAGACTCTATCAAAACATATAGTATAGATGTACAAGCAACTAAGACCAGGGATGGCGTTGCTTTTATGCGCCCAGTACTAAGGGATGACGTTAGACTTAGTGGCGTGACTGTTCAAAGCCAGGACTGTGGTGATACATCATGGATAACCAAGATTGAACCTGGAAGCGGTAATAATACTGATACTTTGTATATTGAAAACACTGTAAACAAATCAACAGAGCGTGACCACTCAACAACTTCTAGGTGCGCTAAGATTAGTGTATTCTTCATAGATTCAGAAGGAAACAGACTTAAAATCAATGGAG